CTGCCAGCACATACTACCACAGCAAAATCGCAGATAGCGTACGAGGGCCATGAAGAGGTAAGGTACTGGTGTACCTTGAAAACTGCATAAAACCGCGTGTCTCGCGTGTATCGCCCCACTCTTCCGCCAGACGGCAAGGGTTCAAAGGTTGCATAGCAATAGGCGAAAATACTGTCCAGAGGTCCTGGGCAAGGAGAGGCAGACACAGGCAGGTCGACCGCGATGATTGAGTGTAGTTGACAGCACATCCACCATTGAATTTATGGAGGTAAATATTATGGCTATCAACTTCAACACTACTATCGACACTTTCGCTCAGACTCAGAAGACCGTTCGTGCTAAGAACTTCATGGAGTTCACAAGTAAGAAGAAGCTCCAGGAGTCCGGTGAAGTCACTGAGGAGCAGTTTGCCGTCATCGACAAGGTGAAGGGCACTTTCTCTCTCGCGCTGCACAAAGACAAGAAGTACATGGTTATCACCATTTACCGCGCCAATGCCGAGCAGAAGTATCAGTTCGTCATCCTGGATATCAACACCGGTGCCTGTGCAACCGCTGACAGCGTTAAGGTTGCCAAGCAGATGGTTCTTGAGCAGGTCGCGGAAGAGACGAAATCCGCTGATACTCAGCAGGAAGAGCCTTCCACAGACACTGAGGAAGACAAGAATCCCGAAGTTAAAAAGGGTCGTCGGTCTTCCAAGAATGCAGAGACCAAGTAAATTTTTAAGACAAGCATATTCACAGTACATAAGAAGTAAAAATTTCGTGGATGTGCTGTCACATACACTCAATCATCATGCTCAGTTGTATGTGCTCCACCACCTAGAAATGGAGGAATACATATGGCTAGAAAACTTTACGAGGTCAAGCTCCGCACATCAATCTACCCCGAATTCACGGAAGATGGCGCGATAGAAATGATGTATAGCGAAAATGACATCAAGCGAACTGAGCTTGATGTGGTACCCAAAGAGATTCTGAATGAAGAAAAGACACTGAAGTTGTTCCACGCCGCTCGAGCTCTCTACAAGACTGAGAAATTTGATAGCGATGAAATTGAGTGCATGGTCAGAGCTCTTATCATTGATATGGGTGTGACTCACCGAGTCGGCGATGTCTGCAACTGCGTACTCACCTGGTGCGAAAGATTTCAGGACGACGATGACAGTGACGTGAGTGATTGGCTTCTTGGCTAATCTATAAATCTTACATGGTGGAGCACATACACATGAGCATGAAAATCGCGGTCAAAAATCACCGTTCTACACAGGCTTCATAGAGCAGATTTTTCCTAAAGAAATTTTTAGGTCTAATATTTAGACCAAAGCAAGGAGGAATTTACCTATGAAAGCAAAGAAATGGACTGTCGTTAGCCCTGTAACTGTATCGATTTGCGCGGATACGCCCATTTTCTTGGACGAATGCTGTGGAGAGGAACAGGAATCTTTTGATTTAGATATGAGTCAAAGTGCAAACCTTGTCAATTCGAGTGATTCTCTCTCCTCTTTCCTCGCCAATATGGAGAAGGAAGATTTGAGAGAGCATTATGATGAAGACAGGAACATCTACAAGATTGTCTTCGGAGATACAAGAATTTCTGAGGACTGCGATAGAATTATCGCATTGACTTATGTCTACACTTCTCCGGATTTGCAGGAACTTCCTAAGTCTGTTCTGGACTTTATCTCCGGCCAACTTTCCGACGGCTGGGGTGAAGGAATGGAACAGCGAGGAACCATAATCTGCACATACTATAACAAGGTGAACTATTTTAACATCGATTCTGGAGAAATGGAAGAAGAGGAAGATGGTAGTTTTCGAGTATATGCCTACGTTCACTTCTGGCAGTTCAATGGATTCTATCTCAATGTAGAGGAATTCACAGAAGATGCGGAAATCCTAGACGAGAAGGAAATTCTCAGGAACGCAATCAAAGAAGAGATGACACATATCTTAGAAACGATGTTCGAGAAATACGGACTGTAAAGTACATCATCTTAGGAAAAGTCTGTTCTATGAAGTCTGTGTAGAGACTGGCGGTGGAATGAAGCACGACCAGAAAGGAATCACATATGAAGGTCGAGGCTATGATTCATTCCCAGAATGATATTAGAGAATGTGAGATTGTAGACAAAGTCGGAGACAATCAGTATATTGCTGAATATCGAGGAATCCGTTGTACTGCAATCTTTAACCCCTTCACCGGTCTGTACTATGTGGATGACATTTACGGAATCGTGGGTGATGGGAAATGAGTTGGAAAGTCAAACAGAAACTGGCTGGAGTATTCTTTCTTCTTGTCTGTGTCTTTGTCTATTATATGGCTATGACAGGAGTCACTGTAGAAGATAGAGATTGTACTCCAATTATTCTTTTCGCCCCGTTGGGCCTATATCTTCTTTTCACGAAGAAGAGGATGTTTTACTAAAAAATCTACCGGTCGTGTTTCATTCTGCCGCCAGTCACCTTGTCATCTTATATGCTCTGGACGGAAAGGAGCACATATGAAGACCAAAGACGAACTGATTGACAAAGTCAAAAAGTTACTCAACCTCGCTGATTCATCCAGAAATAATAGTGATGAGGAAGCAAAATCAGCTCTTCTCCGAGCTCAGCAATTGATGGCAAAGTACGACCTAACCATTGAGGAAGTATCTGAAGAATCCGGGCCCGAATACAGCCAAGAGATTTGTGAAAACAAATGGAACTATGCGTATAGAGTTCCTCTCGCGGCGATACTCGCGGATAATTTCAGATGCAAGTTTTATTCTCATGGAAAATCTATCGCTTTTATGGGTCACCCATCTGATGCCCGCCTTGCAAAGGAGACATTCGAATTCGCATATAAATATATCATGCGCCAAGGAAATGCTCTCTACAACAAGAAATATCAGTTGGGTCAGCCCACGAAAGGCGTCTTTAACTCCTATGCGAAAGGATTCCTTGCAGGACTCAAGAGCGCATTCGACCAACAGTGTGTCGCCCTACAAATCGTCACTCCTGCTGATGTTATTGACCACTTTGAGGAAATGACGAGGAATTGGAAGACAGTCAATACCAAGATGCGACAGGATAGACTCGATGCAGAATCCTACATACAAGGAGAGAGAGACGGCAAGTCCTTCATGGACACAAGAAAACTCGACAAGTGAGTAACTCGATGTCCAGAGCATATAAGATGACAAGGACGGTGAATGTCTACTTCCTGATTCAGGTGCTCGAGAAAGGAGTACATATCATGAGGTACAATTATTCAGAAGAAACAATTCATTTGATGAAGGAATGGGACTGTTACGAAAGAACCGAGGAAGAACTTCAGCAGGTTCCTCCTGAAGAGGCGTTCACTATGTTCTTGACATACGAAGGAATATTTGGATATGATTTCAAAATTCTTCGTACGATTGAACGACTTTGGGGAATTCGACTTTGTCCTTGCGTCCCATCACAGAGCAAGAAAGACTTCATCAGAGGATTTGGCAGTTTCCTAAGATATCAGGAAATGTGTGCAGGTGTGCAGACAATGGAGATGAGCGATAAAGAAATCGTTACAATCACCTATGAAGGCGGTGGTACGCATACTGCGAATGTCGCCGCTGATTCTCACCTTGCCGCCTTGCGTGATATCTTGAAGAACACAGACTAAAATTTCTCGTCTTGCACAAATATTTCGTCTGTGCTATCATATGTATGTAGCACAATAATCATCAACTTATTCGAGCATCTGAATCAGGAAGTAGATAAATCTGTGTGCAATGACATGGCGCTCTCCTCCAGTACGTAATTTAAGGAGGAAATATCATGAGTGCTAATGTCGAATCTATGTTTTCTGTCAGAGAGACTCCTTGGCACGGTCTTGGAACTGTCATTCAGGACGCTGTAAATTCTGAAGAAGCTCTTAAGCTCGCTGGTCTGGACTGGGAAATCATTCAGATTCCTGTAGAGTATAAAGGCGTTGCAACTGGTCATCAGTTCAATATCCGCTCTTCTGACGACACTGTAATGGGTGTTGTAGGAGCCCGATATAAGCCTGTCCAGAACAAAGATGCTTTTGCATTCACAGACGAACTCATTGGAGGAGACGTGCGTTATGAAACCGCAGGTTCTCTACAGAATGGGAAGAGAGTGTGGATGTTGGCCAAGATGGAAGAGCGCAGAATCCTGGACGACGCAGTAGAACCCTATCTGTGCCTGACAAATAGCCATGACGGATTCAGCTCTATGAAAGTCTGTATGACACCTGTTCGAGTTGTTTGTCAGAATACTCTGAACCTGGCCCTTAACTCTGCAAAGAGGACTTGGAATGTTCGCCACAGCGGCAACATCGAAGGAAAGATTTCTGAGGCGAAACATACTCTGGGTCTTGCTCACGAGTATATGGACCAGTTCGCTGTAGAGGCAGAAGAGCTCTACAAAATCAAGGTTGCTCCCAAGGATTTCAAAGAGATGACTGAGGCCTTGTTCCCCATCACTGCTGAGATGTCTCGTAGAAAAGAGGAATCTCAGTATCTTCTGCAGATGCAGTTGAAGAGTGCTTGGGATACGGACGACCTTGGAAATATCAGAGGCACAGGGTGGGGATTCATGAATGCAGTATCTGACATGACTACCCATCGTCCTCCGGCTCGCAAGACAGGAAACTATCAGGAAAATATGTTCATCTATACCTTGGATGCTCCTGTTATCCTGGACGCCGCTCTTAAACTCGTGAAAGCGAGGGTTTGAGATGGAACTGTCTATAGGAAAACAGAAATACAAGGTAAAGCCCTACCTCATCAAGAAATGTGGAGACACAGAAAATATCGCCTTTAGAGTCTACAAAGACGACGAATTGTTGGCTCAGTTCGAAGATTTATATCACTTCGGAATGTGGTTCTCATCTATTGTAATAACAGAGACAATAGACGAAGAGCCAGAGAAATAATCTTGGTAGGAGGGCGCCAGTTCATTGCACACAGATAGAAAGGAGACAACGATGACAAGTAGAACATTTTGCTATAAAGGCTATACAGGAGTTATGGCCGGTTGTCTACTATTCGATGTCATGTGCTGGAAGATTATCAAGTGGTGTATTCTAAAGCCGATATGGTTTATCATCAAGTCTATATTCAAACTATTCAGATGGATAGGAAAACAACTGGACATTCTTCTAAAAAGAGAGTCAAAACTATTTGAGGCGATACTTGGATGGCCTTGTCTTTTCGCAGAAGAATTCATGAAACACTACAATGATACAAAAGAAGATGACCTCTCTTTCACTCCTCCAGAGTATGAAAACTATGTGGATGAATCTGTGGAAAATGTGGAAGAGGAAGAGATTGAAGAAGAGCTTCCGTTCTGTCAATTGTTCCAGCTCGGTCCTGATATGTGTCTAATGATTGACCATGTAGAGATGTGCCCGGACGAGACAGCATTTATTCGAGTAGTGGACGAAGAAGGATATACTCCTCTATACAAGAGAAAAGTACGCAAAGACAAAAGAGGAGAAAGATTTATCGTCTTCAATAATGAGAGATATTATCTGAACGATAAGAAGACGAAGCCTATCGTACCTAAGAAAGAGCCATAATAAAACCCGCTCAGGCCGTCATTGGTCTGGGCGGGTTATTTTTTTTGACTAATTTACATCGGAGTTAATCCGGAATCTCATCCTCGCCCACAAACTGAACGACACATCCACCATTGAGGTTGACATTCGTTGTATTGAGGCCGTGCATGAGATTGAGTTCCTTTGCAGGAAGAACGATTGCATTGATTCTAGACATCGTAATCTGTTTAGGGTCAATGCCCTCTTCTACAGAACCGTACAGGTCTTTCTCTGCTCGTTCGATAAGTCTCAGGAGCTTACTGGTGGCCACTTCCTTGGTCCACACAGCCTTGTTCATCTCCTTATCTCTTACCTCTTCCATCATTGCATTGTAATAATTATAGACATGAGGCTTAAAGAACATGGCCCTTGCTCCGTTCTTCAGCTTCTTCATATTGTCTTCATTATATGCAAGACAGTTGACCTCTGCATAAGCCTCTTCTTTTGTGAGACCTTTGTAGACGATAAGATGAACAAACTCACGCTCTCTAGAATTGAGGGCTCTCAGTTCAGGGTCTACTTTTGCCATATTCTCACCTCCTTGCAACTATGTATGCCGGATGAGCGAACTTTTCTGTTCGGCACTCGGGAAGTCGAGAGCGAGGACATCACATCCGGCCTGTCCTTACTACGGAGGGTCGTACGGAACACCCACCGATAACATTATAACTTAAACATCCATTGATGTAAAGAGGAGAGTTAGAAAAGTTTCTTCTTTCCTTTCTCCTTAAGATGCTTTTTATAGCACACATACCCATAACCGCGAGATTTGGCTTCTGCGCTACGCAACTTTCTACCGCACCGTCTGCAAAGGTGGGTTATTTCTGCCGCGCTCTCAGCCGTCTCTCTTGGAGAAATGCTTGCATTTTGCACTGACTGCAACGGAGCATCTTTTTCCCGTGACTCCACAGATTTTCACTCCTTCCTGTACCTGCATATTCTCACAGATGATGCAATTCTTCGCATTGGGATTCTGTAGACACGTTGCCTCATGACGAAGGCAGGTCTTCAATGTTCGCTTTAACGCCCCGCAGTATTTACACTCGTAAGAGAGAACACGAGTAGCCATATAAGAATCACCCCTTTTCTTTATACCAAGCGTCCAAATCTACTCCACAGTCCTTGAGCTTTTGCTCACACAGCCAAGTACCATCTTCATCTACACTCATTTCGTAGTGTCGAGCGAGCTCATCTCGAGCATTTCCGAAATCCATAAAAAATTTCTTCAATCGCTTGACACTGAACCCAAATTGAGTATGCAAGGTGTAGAGAATCGTAGCATCTAGGTCTCGATAATATTTTCTTTCGATTTCTACAATCTGCTTGTTTATTTCTATGTTCATCGCCCGACGCTCAGCAGATGTAAGAACTGCGCCGTAAACCTTTCCACCAGCCTTCTTGACAATCATATGTCATTCACCTCTATGAAAAGACGCCGCTTTTACCATCTTTCCGCAACGAGAACATACAAGATAATTTGTATGCCAACGATGCTTTCCGTTTCTTTTACGAACACGAACATATCGGTCCTTCATAACCTTATGAAACCCGAGTTTACAAAGAATATTCATACAGCACCTCACATGATATTCACGATTACATATTCGACAGCGACGTCAGCGTCGATAGTTCCTGTCTTGATACCCTTCTCCACATCTCGGATTATCTTAAGAGCATTTATGAGTTCACTAATCGAATAATGCCCCTGCTTCTCTTTGGCCATCTTCACCTGCCACGCAGTTAGACCTGTGCGCTTTACAGGCTCAGACTGATTACGGCCAAGCCCTTGAACCATCAGAATTTGCTTGAATCCGTTATATAGAACAGAAAGGGTAAGAATCTCACTCTCTCCTATTGCCTTTGCCTGTTTCAGGTACTTGGCGGTGTCCTTATAATTACGGGTCAGAATAGCATCTGTGAAAAGAAATGTGATATCTCCGATAGGTCTATAAATAACTCCATCTTCTAATAGACACCTGATGACTGTAGAATAATTGACTTCATCTGCTTCTAAGGCCTCAGTGTTGACAAGAAAATCCGCATAGTGCTTCACCTTGTCCGCCTCTAGAAGAATTCGACTGTAATTGCACTCACACACCTCTGCAAATCTGACGCACTCCTCTTTAGACAGACCAAGTAGTAACTTGGAAACATAACCCCCTAAAATCGAGGAATTTAATTTTCCAAATTCACAAAACCGAGCTTGGTGGCTCTTATAAAACTTCGTCCTCTTATCTACAGAAGAATAGATTAGAATCAAAGTATCAGAGCCAGAGTCAACTGCATTGAACACTTTTGCCCATTCTTTCTCTGCTTTCAGGAACTCTTTGTCGTCACGAACAACGAAACATCGAGGAACAGAGGACGTTATTCTCTTCTGAACAAGTTTAGGATATACTTCCTGAACCGTATCTGAATGAACGACATCGCATCCAAGAACCTTGTAAATCTTATCCAGATAGATGTCCATAATTGCGACTTCCTCTCCGTACAAGAGAAGAGTCTTGTCAATCTTCTTAGACACAATCTGTTTCTGCAATTCTGCCAGTGTCATTTATACCGCCTCCCAGTTCTTCGCAAGAGCAGAAGGAGAATTATACGGGCAGGCCTTCGTCCTATTCTTTCCAGGAATCATCCAACTGACGAATATAGCGTTCCCTCTAGAAAATACTTTGGTGTCATACACCTGCCCTTTCATAAGGCCCATAGAGCCATCTTTTCCAATGAATTTCAGTAGCATTCGTCATCCTCCTCCGTGTCTATAAACTTATATTTATCGTTCAGCTTGACGGCTTCCTCCACAACCTTCCTTTGCGCTCTATATAGACGAAGTTGCTCAGACAGAGGAAGCCCCAAAGAGTTTTTACTCACCGCTTCCAGTATTCTAGAGTTTTCCTTGATATACATGAGGGTTCTAAAATACTCAGTTTGCTCATCCAGGAGCTTCTTCAAGGAAGCGGCAAGAGCGCCGTCTATGTTGAAAGAAATGGAACCCTCAAACTCCTTAGAATTCTTAGCGTCATTCTCCACGATTATCCTCCTTTCTAAAATATTCTTTCCATATGGCTGAAAATCCTTTGTCCAACACATAGTAGCTAAAGAATATCTGAGCCACATCTACCCTCAGTAATGTGAACGCGGTGAAGAGGCAACAACACAGAATAAACCAGCCGACCATACATAAGACAGGATGTTTCTTTATCATGTATTTCTCATCTCCAAAATCCACATATCTAGAGTAGAATCCTTCTTGACTCCTGTAAGATTGAACTCTCTATGATACTTGCTGGTGACTTTCAACATATTCGCCCAAGTTGTCATTTCAGGAAGATTTTCTTCAAACCCTTCCATGATTCGCCTTCTAAGAATGGACTTAAGGCATTGGAAGAACAACTCTGGGTCATACCCTTCTTTATCTTCCTTGATTTTAACCTTATTGACAATCTTAAAGGCGTTGACACCCGTGACGGTTTTGACATTGTCGATGATAAGAGAACAATAGTCCCACATATCTTCGAAGTCAATATTGTTAAAAGCGAGAACCTGCCCGGGAACATCACTTACATCAAGAATCCTGTCATCTTTCAGTGTGATGCCTTCCGACTGGACAAACTCGTATAACTCATCCTCCGTATAAGGCGCCATCTGCACACACATAGCACGAGACCTAAGAGTTTCGAGCATATTCTCAGCCATCTGCACAGTGATTACAAAGTACGCCTGGCGAGGAGGCTCCTCTGTAATTTTGAGAAGCGCATTCTTAGCGGCGAGAGACATCTTATCTGCATCTGCGAACTGATACACGGTTGAAACCGAGCACTTGTAACAGTTATGAACGGCTTCTCTAACACTGTCCACTCCAAGTTCACACTCGATAAGATACCCGTTCAACAGTTTAGAGATATATCTAGAAACAGTCTTTCTTCCGCTTCCTTTGGCGCCACTAAGAATAATAAATCGAGGAAAGTTGTTACTCTCCTTTAGACTCTTCAGGTCTTCTAAGATTTTCTTTTGGCCTACCACTTGACTCCACCTCCGTTCCAAATACTCCGCAGACGCCATCATTGAACGCCGCACATTTATTCTTCATACAGGCGAGAAAATAAGTTCTTCCGTGAGACTCTCCATCTACACACAGAGACGGATGAGTATCATTCTGAGGAAGAAGAGGGCAACCTTTTACCATCTTACTCCCACCCCTTATACAGAGCAATCGCAGTCTGAACAATCGCCTTGGGGTTAGCCTCCCACTTGATGTCCGTGTTCAACTGACGAACCCACTCAAGAACAGTCAATGCAGAATCTAAATCATCGTCCTCCATCTTCTGCTTATACTCGTCAAGAGCGGGAATGCTGACCATTGTAAAGTCTCTGAACATCATATACTTGCAGACATCCAGGACGAAATACTGGAACTGCTTGATAAACTGTTTCAGGTCCTTACCCGCATCGTAGACCTTTTCTACGAGTTCAATTGCGCTCTTCTTATTATTCGACTCTAAGAAGAATAGAAGGTCAAAGTGAACGTCATAATCGACAGTTCCAAGAGCCTTGACGGCGCTCTCTACAGAAAGATGAGGATTGAGAGACAGACACTTGTCCATCATCGTAATCGCGTCTCGCATTCCACCATCTGCGAGTTTGGCGACATACGAAATTGCTTCCTCATCGAAAGTGTATGCCCCTTGTACCTCTTCCGTCTCATTTTCCTTATTGATAATGGTCTTAAGACGACCGATAATACTCTGAAGAGGAATCTTGCTGAAATTGTACCTCTGAACTCTAGAAAGAATAGTGGAGGGAATCTTCTGTGGGTCCGTGGTACACATAATGAACACCGTCGTCTTAGGAGGCTCTTCCAGGAGCTTCAACATAGCATTCCAAGCACCTGTAGAAAGCATGTGACACTCGTCAATGATATATACCTTATACTCACTGTCCATCGACTTACGACGAGCATTATCGATGATGTCTCGGACATTGTCTACACCATTATTAGACGCCGCGTCTACCTCAATGGGATTGCCCTTACCTCCATTGATTTCACTTGCGAAGATTCTTGCCGCCGTGGTCTTTCCACACCCAGCAGGGCCGCAGAACAGATAAGAATGCTGAAATGTTCCGGTTGCAATCTGGTCCTCAAGAATCATCTTGATTGCTTCCTGCTCTACAACATCATCGAAAGTTTTAGGGCGATACTTGACCGCCAGAGTTTGTTTAGCCATGATATATACCTCCATTAAATATCAGATAGTTTTGACTTGAGACTATGCCACGCCATATAGGCCCACTCATACAGAACATTTCTAATATGCGTCTTATCTTTACAAGGCAAGTCTACAAAAGGAATCCGAACTCTCGCAACTTCTTCCTTTTTAGACAAATCGTAGGCCACAAGATACACATCATAGCCTCTATAGTACAGAGCATCTTTTACCTTATGAAACGAGTCTATCTCCTTAGAGGTTTTCTCGAATTCTTCTACTCGTTTCTTCTGAGCTTTCCACTCCACATCATCCATAATCGATTCCTCCTATCATCCAAGAAGAGTTTTACCTTTAGGAACGTCTCTTTGCTTTCGCAGAGTTTTAGAACAAGACAAAAGTTCAACTCGACTAAAATCATAATTGAACTCAATCATATCTTCAGGAATAATGAAGTTCGGGTCTTCTTTCATCGCCGCGATGATGATTCTCGCACCTTCTGGGGTGTACACATCCAGCATACCCTTCTTAATACTGGAAGAATGTAAAATACCCTTGTTCATCGCATACTCTGCGAAAGTCTTACCCATTCCCTCTTCACAGTTCACCTGAAACACGCAGTCTCTCTCGTACCTATAACTAATTCTGCTTCCGGCGTCTTTCGCGATTTTCTTTAGGTACACGTTGCACTCTCTACCCGGGTGCCGAGCAAGCGTTCCGGTGTCCATCTTCACAGGCTTTTTACTCAGGTAAGAACCTGCGTCCTCGATAAATCGAGCAAGCGTGACGGTTGTGTTCCTGAACTGAAAGAACACGATTCGCATATCTATCAACCTCCATCCATTATTTTCCTTCGCAATGGTCAAGATTTTATTCACTTTCTTTCTCGGCCCTCTTACCATGAAGTCATAAGACATCTCGATATATCCATTAGGAAGAGTAATTAAGATTCTAGGCCAAGGCTTATACCATCCTCTCATTCGTCTGCTCTAGAGGACTCCACGACCTTGGATGCGAGCATATCCGCAGTATGTGTGAAGAGTACATTAGGATACATCCTAATCGCCAAGTCATATGCTCCCCACTGGTCTTTCTCATATGCTCCCATATGATAAATGATGCACATGACTTCTTCTTCCGTCAACTTTAGAAAAGTAGACGCAATAAGAGCACTCCTGACACCGTGACTGTTTCCCCAGGCAGAGTTATTGACTTTAATCCACTCTCCGGGCTTATGAATAACGCCACCAATCGTCTTAAGTTGAATATCTTCTCTCTTATAGGAGTCCATCTTACACAGGTCATGAAACATTCCAACGATTACAGGAGAGCGAGGATTATCCCACTTAAGATTGAGATTATCTGTCAACCAATTGAGTTTTTCAGTGACAATAAGACTATGGTCAAACAGACCGCCTTCATATGCGCTGTGATGACTGATGCTACCAGGAGCAGTGAAAAATCCTTTACTTTCAAGAGTGTCTGCAATCTCCACTCCGATATTTCCTACACCGGCTTCTTGCATCACATCAAGAAACTTTCTACGTCTATCCATGATTTATACCTCCTTGTGATACAGTTCTTCACGTGTTCCGTCTCTATAGTAGACATTTTTTCTCACCCAGTTGTTATGCTGAACAGTTTCACTCACGATTTTATCTTTATAGATGGAAATCGACACAAACTCTCCGTTTGTGTTTCGAGCAAGAATTAAAGAATCAAATTCGTAATGCCTGTCCATGAGAGAAATCATGCTCTCCCAATCATTTGGGTCTAAAACTACTCTCATTTATTCTCCTCCTCTAAAAACTGGACAAGAAGTTCCATGAGTTGCTTATCGATGACAAAGAAATCAGGTCCTTCTGGATTGAACCTAAAAGCGAGAGCGGAGTAGATTTTTCCCTGTTCAAATGCTTGGTCCTTCATCTTGTCCACCCACTCTTTCTTGACGGCAAAAGACGACTGACTCTTCGTAGGTGTCTTTGCCTCAATCAGAAATGATTTAGTATGAACATCCCCTCCACCAAACTTTGTTCCTCCAGAATTAGGTTGTACCTTGCCTCCAAGATATCTTGCGATTTCAACCTCTTGGTAGACTGAATAGTCCTTTCCGAGGTTTTTGATTGCTTTTGGCACTTGCTTTTTCCTCCTTTCGTTGTGCTGCATTCAGGGCCTTGCGAGATTGCGCGAGATACCTGTCAATCTCAGCGGGCGTGCGTTGCACCTGGTATTTTAACTTTGCAAGCGCATCTTGCGACTCTGCGCTACTCTCGTGGCTCATCAGCAGACGATACGCTATGTTTACAATCTGCTCATCCCTGAACGGTAAATCAAACCCCGTACTCGCATCGAAATCCTTGAATGCTTCGTAGAAAATAACTTTCTTAGACAATTCAGGATTATTCTTCTGAAGTTCGACTAACTCTTCTCCCCATCTTGCCCAAGTGTGGTCAGATACAAGAGAAAAATCAAGTTCATAATATAGAAGAGAATGCACAAGTATCTGATAGCGTCTCTGTTGTATCTTTGCGGCAACTGGGTCATCATATGTCACCGGTCTAAATTCAGATACGGGTTTTTGCTTAACAAGTCCCACGGCTTCACCTTCTCAGTATTTTTTTTTCGAAACGAACTTTATATGCCCGAATAGTTGAAGGTGACAATTTATACTCTTTAACCATCTCTGGTAGAGTTTTAACCATACAGTCTTTCAAAAACTTAGACATACTTTCTTCAGTCCAGGTCTGCCTTACTCCTCCACATTCTACAGGAGGCCTAGGCGTTTCTCTAGAACTGGGCTCATCTACAGGGGCGGGCATTATACCCAGTTGAATGAGCATCGCATTCTCTATCTGAGCCATCTGCCACGCAGTCAATCTACACACTCGATTATCTAACTCTGATTTTGGAATTGTAGTTATCTGGTCTGCAAGAGCAATAGACACTCCTCCATCAAATACGATAGGTACTTGTTGAGGGTAGGGTCTTTTAATCTTTGTGGTGAAAGGAAGAATAGTGACAACTCCAGACGCCTTATTACACTGGTCATTCGACACAACTACACAAGGCCGAGCGCCTTCTTGAATATGTAATCTGTGATTAGGAGGACCTTTCCACCACCATACATCGCCTCTTTTAATCTCCATCTGCATTATTCTCCTCTTTGTACACGTCACGAATGACTTCTTCTAAAGTATCTCCGGACACAACAAATTTTCCATCTACGAATGCCTCATAATGTTCATCTACTTTTTTGATATCCAGCATTTACTTCACCTCAGTTGCGTACTCTATTCCAGACTTGACTATCCATCCAGTCCAGGTTATTTTGGCCAACTTCTCCACGAGTTCTTGATGGTGCTCTCTAAGTTCTTCTTCTGTTTCAAATGGATTGATATATGCGTGTTGTCCGCACTCAGGACCGAGGCCGTATAAAAGACTTACAGGATGGGTCAACGGCTTACCACATCGGATACAGTAGTTTGTTCTAAGAGGAACTGCTTTTAGAGACATATATACCATCCCTCGAGTTTCTTTTAGAACTCTTCCTCGCATAACTCTAAAAGGCATTGGCACATTGTTATTCCATCTTGCCATGAAATCAAAAGAAGAACCAGTCAGTGTAGGCTTTGTCATCCAAGCCTTGACCTTTATGATGTACTCCCGTCCGCTTCTTACAGATTCTCCTGAAATATGCTGAGGTTTTCTTACTTCAGAGGTGGATTTTTCTTTATTCGTTCCTCTGAACATCAGAACGACAGTATCTCCATCTTTTGTGGTACGAATCAGGTCGTCGACATTCACTCCTTCCGGTGTTCGTTTAATGCTCCTCAGTAACCGTTCCAAGAATACTCCTCCTTTCGAATAAAATAACAGTGAGAGTATCCGCTCTCACTGTTATTATACTGCATACAAGCAAAATTGTAAAGATTATTCTTAAGAAAAATGCGTAAAAATACGCTCGTTCAGCTCTTCTCTCCAGTCCTCGTTTGTTTCAAGAAACTCGTGCAGTCTTGCTTTTCCTTGGAACTTAAGAGGCTGGCCGTCCATGACAGCAGGTTTGTCTGAAACAACGCCCGACTCGTCGTCATAGTCTAAAATACTGTACCATGCGCCCGCGGCGTTCACGAATCCGGCCTTGATAGCAAGGTCAATGATATCTGAAATATAGTCAATACCCGACAGGTATTTCAGAGTATAAAATCCAACCTTTCTATCCAACTTGCATACCTTGGACTTAATGAGAGACACTTTAACGAGATGCCCTGTGGGGTTCTCACAGTTTCTCGGAATGGCGTTTCCTTTATCATCGATGTAGTCACTCTTTCGAAACTCCATTCTAACAGAACAGTTGTGTCTCCACGCTCTACCGCCTGTGGTCGTCGTACCGCCGTAGGTGCTGTTCATGTCCTCTCTAATCTGATTGATTCCAATCATCGCACAGCCTGTTCGAGCACACACTGGAATCATTTCCTTGCTGAACAACGTGAGAGCCATTGAGATTCCGCCATATGTCTTATCTTCAATAGTCTTACTGTAGGCCTGTGCGCTGACCATCGCGGCAAGAGAGTCCAAGATACAAAGACTGATGTCTCCTGTCTCTACGATTGTTTTGACAGCTTCCATAATCTCTTCGGCTGTCTGCTCATCAGGACTAAACAGAATGAGAGAGTCTACATCTACTCCCAACTTCTGTGCCCACTCTGCATCCAGAGTTCTTTCGATATCTACATACAATACCTGTTTATCTGGAAACAATTTCTGAGCATGACCTACAAGGTCTAGAGCAGTTGTAGTCTTACCGCCGCCCTCTTCTCCTGCAAACTCAATGATTCTGCCTACTGGAATACCACCGTAGGTCATATAGTTAAGTCGAGGAGAACTAAACGGAATTCTTTTAACTTCATCGAACACGAGTCCATTTCTGACGACATCTGATTTGAACTTCTTGTTGACTTCCCTCATCGCCTCTTCAAGAGTCCTCTTGGACATCGTAGGGCACCTCCTTAAAGAAAGGTTCTGCTTTTTTATAGCAGTCGTCGCACATAATAACAGGGTCTCCCTCAGTGGTGATGGCTATATGATTGGCCTCTTCTACCTTGTTCCCACAAATCACACAGTTCATAAACCATTCACCTGCCTAGAAAGTTCCATCTCTGCTGTCCTTCGAGTGAGGACCTTCTTGACAGAATTCAGCATTTCCCACGCGGCTTCCTCTCGGGTCTTAATGGTGGAACCCGCTCTCTGTAGAACAATAACTGTAATGGCTTCACTCTGAGAAGCCAAATCCGCCGCTGTGTCTTTATCTGCAACGGTGCCTTGCGCCTTTTCTCGAACACGGTTGTAGACATCTTTGTAGATTGCTTTCGCGACATCTTCCTTGATTCGCAACTCCTCTCTTCTAGAAGATACGAGATAAAGCAGGGACGGAAGATTAAGAGTGAAGTCCTCTAACTCATCATCTGACACGGTCTGTTCGCTGTCACACAGAATCTCCTCAATCTGCTTCATATACTTGTCCAGGTCAGAACACGCTTCATCTACGATAGTTTTGACCATGTCTCTCACTTCTTTTGTAAGATTCTCCACTCTCTCATTATTTCGAGAAACAGAATCCATATCGATTTTAGAAGCAAGAGCAGAATTCATATCCGCCATCACATTCTCCTCCTTGCATACTCGGCCATGAGCAGGGCCTCTGCAAGACCGTCAGACGGCTTTCTGCTTCTTTCCGTTGCCCTCAGGTCCACCTCCGGAAAAAGTTTCTTACATACCTCTATAGACTTTGCCTTGTCTCCCGTCAGAGAGAACTCTTTTTTCCAAGTCTGAGGAGGTACTAACTGGTAAGGGATTCGAAGAGCAGACAAAATTCCCTCTATAACTCCGAGATTGTGTCCAAAATTGAACATCGACACAACTCCCTGCCCAGGCATGGCTCCAACTTTCTCCACACACACCTTTATGTCTTTCGCGCTTATAAAGCGCCCGACACAAGAAAGAATGTCTACATACCTGTCGACACTAAACTGCTCTAAACAGAAGACATCATTGTCATTCATAACTGCGATAGCTCCAGTTTTTCCTGGGTCAATTCCTATCGACACACCCATCCGCATTTTCCTCCTCTCCAATCAGTTCTTTGTATGCTGGTCCATCACACACGGTGATGGCGGCCTTATGCGCCATTGCCGCCACCTGAATGCACTCACAAGCCGCGAGAACCGCGATATTCTTGATACGTTTACAGAAATAAAGTTTCTGGTCCGGATTATCGTTACCCTTCACACAGGCCCAAAACGTGTCCAACATATCTTCGAGTCGGTCAATTTCATCTTCCGCCTCTTCAAACTCTTCCTTCATCACGGCATAGGACTCATGGTCTGAGTTATTCTTGAGTCCGAACTTCGCTCCTGCTCTACCATACTCCTCTTCCACGATAGGCAGTAGAGATTCAATCAACTTATCCACCATCATTTACCTCTTTTCTTACAGGCCGTCTTATATTGACACCATCTACAGGGCTTCGTGTCAGAGTGCATAGGAGGAGCAATTTGTCTCTCTACATAACTATCACACTCTAGAATCTTATCCACCCTTTTCTGCTTCATCTCTTCTGTAACTTCAAACACTTCAGGGCATTCTAGATTACAATTATCTCTATTCTCGTAGAGAACCAGCGCCTTGTCGAGGTCCAAGCACATACAATAGGTACACACCTGGTCTTCGTGAGCTTCGTCGATATGACACTTGACAGCAGAGCCCTTATCTTTGTCATCATGGCCATACTTGAAAGAAATCTGATTCTTAAACTCGAACAAAAAATCTTCAGATGTAGGGAGGTATCTAACAATGCCGTCGCACATGAACGAAATATTGAGGACTTTATGATAGAGAGCAGTTTCTACTCCTCGTTTACCTCTAATCTCAATGTCTCGGCACTTACCCTGTCCCCACTTTTCTCTGAGATACTGCTCAACATCTAGATACTTCCAGTCGTACCCGAGTTCTGCCATTGCGTCTACGGCCTCCTGAATAGCGACGTGACGACGGGTTCCGGTATCCGCCATCCCGATACTCGCATAGTCAGTTGTAGAGTCATCAGGTTTCTCTCCTGTGACCTGAAAATACATTTGCCGCATACACACAAGAGAAGAAGGTTTATATGTTCTGCTGGGCATTCTTCTTCCTCTCTTATCCAGAACCTCAATAGCGGACATGACATCCGTCAAGAAGGCCTTATTCAAAGGTTGCTTCTTGACGGATGCTGTCACCAGTCTACCCAGCTTCCGCCGAGTATTAGCCATTACAGCTGATATCCTCGTCTTCCAGAAGTGCCAGCACCTGAGTGACCTTACCGGAAGTCATCTTGATGCAGGAATCATTGCCATACCACAGGTCAACCGTCTCATCCGGATTGGCGTCAATGAGAGACTTAAACAGAGGAATATCCACACAGCAGATAAACGGAGCGAACTCCACACTCTCTGTATAGGGAATAACCTCATCGGAACTGCCGTTCTTGCTGGTGATACGAACACCTTCCTTGGTGAAAGTAAGATTCGCGCCGTTCTTATCATAGGGCTGAATAAACCCATTAAGGCGGTCAATAAGTCCCTGAAGAGCAATCTTGGGCAGTCTGCAATGAGAAGTGAACTCCACGTCCAGGTATGCCTTGATGTCCTCTACAGGATAACGGTCTTTCTCATCGTGCTCTGCTCCGTACAGCACCATATCGTCCGTCTCAAACAGGAAAAATCCGTCCTTGTACCACCAGGTAATCTTCTCCTGCTTAGACAAGCTCAGCAATTCCATCATTTCAGGAGAAATAAGATACTCACCGTTCATGACATCCATCTTATTGATACAGATAGTCTGCTCGTTGGTGGTGATTACCATATCCCCGACATAGTATCCACACAGGCACGGAGCGTCAATGGTATCTGCAACAGACGCTTTATTGATGTCCAGGATATTCTTGACACTGGTGAGGTTAATGATGTTCCCGTCACCTTCCTTCTCAAAGGAATATTCAGGGAATCGAATCTCGCCGTCCTCATCTACGGGAATTGTGATAAAGTGGTCACCGTTTCCGTGAATATGGAGCTTACCGTCCTCTACATTGACATTGAGTGAATCGCAGTCAGAACGAGCGATAAGAGTGCTGAACTGCTTGACAGGGACAACGACGTACATATCCTCGCCTTCGACCTTACTGGCCTTAACCGTCAAGGTATTGGCGGTATCAGTAGTCGTCAAACTAAGAACATTGTCCTTGAGCTGAATACAAATCATGCTGGTGATGGGCAGGAGCTTATTCTCAGAAGCTCCCTTCGTGGCACGAGCCACCATGTCTTGAAATTTTACAGTGGGAATCTTGAACATTTTACTTTCCTCCTTAATAATTTTACCAGATAAAGTTGAACTTTGAAAGTTCTCCATTATCAATGATGATATCTTGGCCCGTCATACTTTTATTCACACAGACTAAGAAATAAATCCACTCTGCAATCTCTTCAGCGGTTGCCCATTTACCCAAGAGTGTCTCTTTCAAGACAGCAGAATGCAATTTATCATCATCCATAATGTGTTTATTGATGGGCGTATATACTCCGCCCGGAGAAAGGCTGTTGACACGCACTCCTCTTGTCCCAAGCGCCTGCGCAAGGTATTTGGTATAGGCCAAGAGTCCGCCTTTACTCGCTGAGTATCGTGGGAATTCTGCACCATTGTGAGCACTCGTTGACGCAATATTGACGATGTCTGACAGGTTTTCACTTCTACTGACAACATATCGAGTAAAGTCAATAACCGATGTAAGATTCACCTCAATAGCGTCAATATCATCTTGAACTCCTGCATTATTAACAAGAGCATCCAAATCATATACCATCTCATCTAATACTTCATACTTGTTCCTATCTCTCACATCTAAAACAATAGGATTAAATGAATCATATACAAGACAAGATGAATGTGGTGGATTCTTGTCTAAACCCAAAACCGTATGCCCTTTTCTTAGAAATTCCAATGCCGCCTTACGACCTATTCCAGAAGAGGCTCCCGTTATCAGAACTTTCATACAGATTCCTCCTTAAGATATTCTTCTCCAACCTTGTCCGCTTCCCACTTCTGACACACTTTGAATCCAATGGGACTAAATACCACCTCGCACAGAAGTTCTGCAATACATCCGGTGATAGCACAAGTTACACACTGAAGAATGGACCATCCGAAAAAGTTATAACTGATGAGAAAAGCGAAAATTAAATTATCTACAAATTGGGCAACCATTGTAGAGATATACGACCGAGCGGCGTAGGCCTTAAAATCATCTGTCTTCATTGCCCGACCCACTCCATAATTGATAATAGCATTCACAATAGAAGATACGATAAACGCAATCATGCTTCCCAACACAACATACCAGGTTCCTCCGATAGTAGTATTCAGAGCATAATTTACAATTTCATCTCCATAGGTATAATACTCTCCCCAATTACCGGGCATCAATGCAATGATTTTGAATACCAGACAACCGAATGCAGAAAAAGCGACAGCGGTAAGAGACAATTTAATGGCCGCTTTTGGCCCGAATCTTTTGGTAAGCATATCCATACACAAAAAACTCAGCCAGGACAAGAAGAATCCACAATCTAATGCCAGCCAGGATAGATTTAGACCAATCTCTTTATTGGCCATGAGATTCATGAGCAAGACGCTCATACAGAAGAATACCATCACAGTAGACGGTACGGCTCTCAGGAGCCTAGACAGGTCATTAAGTTCTCGTTTGATTGTTTTCATTTTGGGTTTCTCCTTTTTATTTTTATTTTGAGAGAGGGTTTCAAAGGATTTACAAAACTCTCTGTCTCAACTAAATAAGTGAACGACGCTTTACACTGGAAGGATTATATCGATAGTTCCTTGCCCAATCGAGTAGATACTCAATATTAAATCGAATCCTCTCTACATAATTATTGGCAAGGTCTTCCATCGTAAAGCCTTTGGACTCTACATACTTTTGAATCTCTTGCTGAGCCGCCTTAGGCATTTTCCTAATATGGGTCGGAAGATGCTTTGACTTCTCACTGACTGTGACAGAGCCATATCTGGTCATTATGGACCCGTTCGCCCCATTGAGGAGCCAGCTCGTACTATCCGCACTGGTAAACGGATACATCTCAAGAACATAGAGGCTCGTCATACCAAAAGCGTGAGTCTTTATATCTGGGTTAGAACTCTTCTTTATGATATTGAAACATTTCTCAATGAACTTAATTTTCTCCTTTACAGGCTGGTCATTTGCAGGAGATATTCCCATATACTCTACTTTTTCTCCATTAGGCCCTCGCCATTCTAGAATATTGTGAAGCCATTTGTAATCTTCACCCTGATGGAAAATAGGCAACAGCTTTTCCGGACTCTTGAGCTTGTCTCTCATGTAGAGATAGTTCTTCCAGCTCAACTCCGGAGCCTCCTCCAAGTCTTTTCGACTCTTAGGCTGTCTAAACTTTCCTGGAATCTTATCCACCTGAGCGCACACAAAGACATCGTCATCAATATCATTGAGATATTCAATGTATTTATCAACGTCTACCTCTGCGTCTCTCGTATGCGCTGAAAATGCTCCCGAGTCAATAATCAGGTTACCCTTACAGGTTCCCCTCTTTCTTCCTTCTTGCCAGGCCGTTATAGCATTACGGTCAAGGAGCTGACTACAAAGTCTATTCGCTCCCTTATCCTGCAAATCTACTTCAAATTGAGGATTCATTGCTCCTGCGAAGAACAGAAGAAATCCTTTAGGTTCCTCATATCTAGATTTAAGAAACTCTTCTTCCATCTTCTTGATAGAAAAAAGACTCATATTATCACCTCACACTTACCAATTTCTTCCCCGGTCTCTAAAATACTCGAGATTTTCTTCCTCCATTCTCTAGATAGACTAAGATTTCAGGAAGAAAAGTTTCAATGCCCAAGTCCTGAGAAACATTATTCAAGATATTCAACCAATGAATTCTAGACAAGGTGCTTTCCTCGTCCACATCTCCAAACACCACAGGACATTTCAAAGCCCAGTTCCTACCAAACTGAGAAAGACCAATAGTAGAAGTTCGAGTATTCTTATTCAAGAACATTCTACAATGCGGCATTCCACACGTAACTGACCGAATAGGATGGATTCTACAACGATGAGTTCCTTCCTTTTCAAATAACCAGTGGCACCTGTCTCTCTCTTCTCTGTCTTCCCACGACAGCCTATTGGCATCCTTGCCGTGGTCTTTATCCGACACCCAATACACGATGGAGCTTCCATTTATATCTATTACCTGGGGAACACATCTCATAAGAAGTTCTTCTCTTGCAATAGGGTCAAGTCCCCATTTAAGAAAATCTTCCTTCGTGGCAGAATGAATTCTACCCCACCCTTCAGAAGTGAACACTGTCGTCTCGTTGGGACAGCACTTTCCACACATCATACAGTCATCTTTATAAAAGAATGACTCTTGAAGTACAACCTTTTCCACAACAGGTGTCGGGTATCTTTCTCCGTCTACGAAGATGGGTTGTTTTGCCACCTTGCTGACATACTCCAGTATCTTAGACATACTATCTACTGACACATAAATCCTCCTCTCATATATCAAGAGGCTCGCCGTACCAGCACTCTGTGACTTCAGCGTCACATTTCATAGGAACTCGTATCTTCTCCTTCGCGGCTCCTACCATGAGAGAAGTGAGACGTTCAGCACACTCTTTTGCATTGTCCTTCGGGCACTCACAGATAACTTCATCATGCACCTGCAAAAGAAGATGGCAATCAAGTTCTCGAAGCCTTTCATCATTGTAGATAGCAATCATGGCAAGTTTTGTCATATCCGCAGAACTTCCCTGAATAATGCTGTTGACGCACTGACGTTCAGCATCTGCGATTTTACCGCCGTTGTCTGTTATCTTCACACCCTCTTCACGAGCCTTGAGAATGATATCCCGTTTCTCCTTACCGCCCCAGGTCTTATCTAGAAGACGAGTGTACTTCTCACACACGGCCGGGTCAACTTCGGCATCACATTGGTCCTCCTCAAAAGCGAGAGGGTCAAAAGTAGAGGGCCCTCCTCCAAGGAGTTCAAACTCATATTTCGGAAGTTGCACATCTGGAAGTCTACGCTTTCTACCCCACGCAGTTTCTACATAACCGTTCTTTCGAGCATCTCGAAGAACCTTATCCATCCACTTCTTAACATTGGGGAAAGATGTGTAGAACTGGTCTACAATTTTCTGAGCCTCTTTTGGAGTACAGTTCAGTTGCTCTGAAATCGCCTTTGCGCCACGACCATACATAATGCCCAAAATGATGGACTTCACAGAGTCTCTTCGTTTCTTACCCTCAGGGTTCTTAGTTCCATCGGGCCTAAACTCTTTACACTCCTCATAAGGAACCTTGTAAATCTTCTCTGCAATCCAGGCATAGATATCTTTTCCGTCCACATAGGCCTGAATAAGGTGCTCGTCATGACTCATATGAGCAAGAGTTCTAGGTTCCTGCTGAGAAAAGTCACTGGAAATTAGAACAAATCCAGGCTCTCCTCTGAACATCTTACGAATTTCCTTATTATGAGAGGGAATATTCTGCATATTGGGGTCACTGGAGGAAAACCTGCCTGTCGCCGCACCATACTGATGAAAACTACAATGAATCTTACCTGTCTTTGAGTTTACGATGGTGGGCATTTTATCTACATAAGTAGATAGGAGTTTTTGGGTCTCTCTGTAGTCTAGAATCGCTTGAGAAAGAGGAGTGTCCAATCTTGTCAGAATGTCCTCTCCTGTTCCTCTGGTCTTTTCCTTATCCGGAGACTGCAATCCCAAGATATCGTACAGCAGAACCGCCAACTGCTTCGGGCTACCAATATTGATTGGGTCTGAAAGGATATTACCCGGGTTGTTCTTACGATACTCCTCAATTTCCGATGAGTACATACCTAGAATATCGTAAATGGCCTTCTCTCTATCCTTCATCTGGGCGTTGTATTTCTCAGACAATTGATGAGCGAACTCTGTGTCCAGACAGATTCCACGGTCTTCCATAGCGGCCACAACTGGAATTATAGGCATCTCAATATTTTTGAACACAAAGTAAGGACCTGGAAGTCTTTCCTCTGTAAGATACTTCTGCTGAAATTCCATCAGTTCCCACGTCTTGACGCCGTCACCTGCAGAGTAAAGATACGCTGTGGTGATAGGGATATGCGTGAATGGAATACCTTCGAACAACTTATCGTAGGTAAAAGACTCAATGTCTTGAGAATCACAATACTTAAGATGCAAGTCTTTCAGTCTGTGAGACTCATTTTCATTGAGACAACTTGCCGCGAGTTGGGTATCCCAATACGCCTTGATTTCAATCCCAAGTTGATTTCTAATAACTCTGATATCAAACTTGGCATTATGAAATACCCACTTTACATCCGAACACTCTTCAAGACATTTCTTTACAACATCATCTTGTACTTGATTAGCCGACTCTACCCCCGTCACATAACTGATATGATGCATCGGAATATAGGCGGGCTTTAACCCTGGAGCATAAAGACAAACTCCTGCAAGAGTTGTCGTTATAGGGTCGAGTGAGGACGTCTCAGTGTCGATTGCGGCACTTCCAAACTCTTTAATTCTATCAAAATACTTTTTAACAGAATCTTCATCTCTGAGTAACTCGTATTGGTCTGCGTATTTACCGAGTTTAGTATTGACAGTTGCTACGATAGTAGAGATTCTGTCATATACGCTTTTTCCGCCTTTGATAGTAGGCGTAGCCGCCGCCACCCTGGATGCTTTTCGGACAGCGGCGGCATCGCCGGTACGAGTTGCTCTTGGAGAAAGATTCTTCAAGAGACCTGCCATTTAGAACACCTCGGTTTCCGGAGTAGAGTCTGCAGAACGTCTAGAAGTTCGACGACTTGCTCTACTTGTCTGCGGCTCCTCCTTAGGTGCCTCAGCAGGAGCGGTTCTAGAGGCTCTTCTGGAAACACCAGCAGGCGCGGCACTTGCAGGCGTTCTACGACCAGGAGCACTTGCTCTATGAGGCGTGGGTGCTTCTCTCCTTGCAGGAATTCCGCTGGAATTATCAACAGGGAACGAACCTGTGTCGAGATATGTTTCCATTTCGTCTGCGGACTTCTGCAGAATAATGCCGCCTTCGAAATCCGGAATTTCCACATCGGTGAGGTCAAAGGGCTCAGCAGAGTCAATGGGATAAATCTCGTACTTCGTACTGGTATCACCCGCCCGCCCGTGACGCTCAATCTCGAACACATACTTCTCCAGAGGGCTATAACGATTGATAAGGCCTTGGAGTTTACTGATAAACTGACGACCTCTCTCCCAGATTTTAACCTTTTCGTCATCATGCTGGAACATAACCACGAAGCGAACAGGCTTGGCTGGGATACCTGCCGCACAGAACGGGCACACATCAATCGGGTCACCGTCCTGACGAAGACAGTCCACATAGCGGTCCTTGTCGTTGATTTTGACCTTATGAGCAGAGAACATAGGAATGTCGTCAATGGTATTCAGCATAAACTGAACCTTTGCGACATCTCCGTCATTCTTGAGCTGGAACCATTCGCTGTTCCCGCTACTCATTTTCTCGGCCTGCTCATTGGTAATTCTTGCCATCTTAGATTCCTCCTTAAGGTTTATAAGTTATAAGTTTAGAAAGGCAGGGGATAGAACCCTGATTCAAAAGAGCACTCGAAATCTCCTACCGTGCATCTGCGGTCACGATTGAGCCACTTCGGAACGTAGATATCAAACCCCCCTCTAGAATTAGGAGTAGTCTGACACATAGACTTCGGATAGAAAGTCGTGATGGGCTCACCATACAACGTCTGACCAATTCGTACCTTAATGGCCTTATCTGTCTGTCCTAAAATGTGGCGTTCATCACATACACGAACCAGGTCACCAGACATATTGTTCACCATTTGGGCTCCTCCTTATTCTCATTCATTGCCTTCTTAGCGGCCTTCTTCTCGCGCTTCTTCATGATGGCAGGGTTCTGGTCCTTACCAGTCTTCTTGAGAATTTTCTTGACCCTACTGGTAGAACCGTACACCTTCTTCGCCAATGCGGCTACAAACCCGATGTACTCGTCAAAAGGCTGGTCTGCCGCACAAGACACCATCGTCTTACCGCCGTCTTTCCAGAACACGATAGTCTTATCACCACTGAAAATGACTCTTTCAGGCTGATACGGAGCATTCTGGAGCCCGTAACAAGAAGGAACTCGAGTCCACCACATCCCAGAATAAGGAGAGGAAGACTGTCTAATAACTAATTCCACAATGGCGAGAATCTGAGCATCCGACAGGTCTTTGTCTCGAAGACAATTTACAAAATCATGAGTTGCCTTGACCGCCGCCTCATAACGCCCTTCCTCTTCAGGGCTCTCAATAACCAGCGGACCCAGACACGCCATAGACTGAAGAAAACCTTGGTCAGCCGCCCGCTTATAGAAACTCGACATATTACTCTTCCTCCTCCTTCTCGACAATCTGTCTGAAATACAGACCGTCCATGATGACAGATTTCATGAAGGGCTGTTCTCCGTCGTCCGTGAAAACGAACTTAGAAGACAGAGGCCATCCGAATTCTTTCGGATACTGCTTAGACACTCGCTTCACGTTCTCCGGACTGAGGGACTTCGGGTGGGCCATCACGACAAGACGACGCTTGCATACGGTAATCTCGAAAATATTTCTGCCGTTGTATCTAACAACAACATTTCGAGGGTCCTTCATCGTAACGACCTCGAGGTCCTGATTGGCATAGTCCTTAACCATATCCAGAAACAGTTTACAGATTTTATCTCCTGCCCCAATGTCCCCGGCGGGCTGAGGGTCACGATGCGTTTCGTCTTCCACCGGATTGGGCCTAGGCTCCTCACCCGGTGCGGGGTCTTCCTCTACGATACGATACCACCTCTTAAAGGTGTTGGGAGTCACCGTTTTGGTAGACTTCTCTCCGTCGGCAGAAGAAAATTCGATGACAAGAGAAAGTCCGTCTTCCTTGACCACTCGGCCCATTCGTCCTTGTCTCTTGTCATACACATCTTTGCCGACAACGCTATTCTTAGTCATTGCCATTTAGTTTTCCTCCGTTCTAAAAGTTTTGATAGTGAGGCGTTACAAGCCTTCGATTATATTGTACTACACACTGGTCAAAATGTAAAGCACTTTCTTAAGAATTTAGAAAAATTCTTGAAGTTCAAGAACTTTATCATCTAAATCATTTATATCATACCCTTCAGGTATGTCATATTCTGTTATAATTTTGCCTCTAACATTTTTTCTTATCCTATCTGCTCCTTTTCTTCCTGCATCGTCAGGGTCTAAACCAAGTATAAGTTTTCTAACAGGCAGAGACTCTAATACCTTGTACTGTTCATATGCTCCCGTTCCTAACAATGCGACAGCGGGTAGCCCATACTTCCAACAGGTAAGACAGTTGAAAATACTTTCGCATACAACACAGAAAGAATATTGCTTCTTGAAAAATCTATCAGATGCGTAGACAGGTTTTCTAACATCTCTCGGATAATTAAAAAACTTTGTCTTCACCGACCGCCGTGCTATGAATGCAGGGTCTCCTGTCTCATAATAGCACGGAAAAGTCAAACAATCAGTCTTTTGGTCGTATCCTACATCGAATTCTTCAATAAGTTCATCTGTCAGTCCTCGTTGATACATATACGGATGAACATACCTGTATAAGTCCAACTCTTCTTCTGTAAACGGCGCAGACACTTTCTCTCTCCGCGAGATTCCACGAGAGAGACGCAACTCCAACGGCTTCCTAACTTCTACACTAACTGTTAGGAAATTGCGAGAGAGCCAACGCTCGCCGTATTCTCCGCCATCCTGGTATCCAAATACCTCAGAAATCATCTCGGGCAGAGAACCTACCCAACCGCAGGCGAAACAATGACAAGTGCCGTCTTCTGTGCTTATACCAAAAGACGGCTTTCTTTCCTGCCCTTCTTTATGAAAAGGACAAGTTGTCATTATATTCTTATTGGTAGGTCTAAATCTGTGGAATAAATTCATACCTGCAAGAGAGCAGTCTTCTTTGAGTCTCTGCAATACGGACAACTCATCTTCTACTATCGGATTACCCTTAACATAGAACATCAGAACACCTCCGTACCATTATCATACTCAGCCTTTTTACCTGTCTCCCAAGGAGGAGTGTCTTCAGATTTTTCAGGCTTACTTCTCTTCGGATGTTCGTGTTCATCTTCCTCATTCTCTACATAAGTGAACTCGCCCTTATCGATGTCCCACAGGTATCTCAATTTACTTCCCGTAACGCCGTTTCTATTCTTCTCTACAGAAATTTCCGCGTTGGAATCTTTCTGCCTCATTCCCAAAGCGACGGACGCATTAAACGCAATACCATCAGAATCTCTGATATTCTCTAGTCCGGGCCCGGAGTCATTCTTAGCTCCTTCACGATTAGACTGAGCAACCACAAGGATTGGAATTCCGAGTTCGATGCTCATATCCATCAAATCTTCTGATATATTCGTGAGTTGAGTTGTTATACTGTCTCCCCTTTTTGCTCTTTCGTCAGACAGATAACTTATACCGTCGATACCTAAAATGTCCAATTTGTTCGTCTCTACAAAAGACTTCAGCTTCGACACTGTTATCTTTCTGTTGAACTCTCTTGGATTTACGACGAAAAAGGGATTGGTCCTCTTCTCAAGTTCTGAAATATATTCCTCATACTTGTCGATTTCAGTCCCTCGAGTCAATGCTCTATTAGATATATGACCATACAGAGTATCAAATCTATACCCCGTTTTACTGTCGCTCATTTCAGGCTCTATCAACCCTACACGGTACCCAAGTCGCCAGGCGTGTTGAAGAGACTTGATTAACAACCAGGACTTACCTTGACCGGTCCTTGCAAAGATGACTACAAGTTCTTCTCCTCTTTGCCACCCACCTATGAGGTCGTCCAGTTCATCAAATCCTGTGTCAATCTGAAACTTTTCAGGATTGTTCTTTCTTTCAACCCATTCATTGTACCTCTTCTTAGCAGACGACACGATGTCTGTTCCCATTACAGACGACCGTATGACAAGATTGTCTAACTGACTTCTAAGATACTCCACAGCATCTACAGAATTTGTTTGCATGAGTTCAGCAATCTTTGTGACCACTGGAACTGCCTTGGAATATAGATGCTCTTCATTGAATGTGTCTACAAGATACTTGTCTGTCTCCGCTACTTCCACGATTGTGAAATCAGGAAACTTCGACATAAATGTCTCTTTGTCTGGCACATTTCCATATTTCTGAACGTGGTCTCTTATAAACTCATATTCAGAAGAATATGTCACGAAATAGTCATCTGTTATATTATTCAGTGTGAGAAAAGACATATTTCGTTCTTTTAGAATCTTAGACAGAACTTGCAACTCAACCATTTATGTAAACACCTCTCTTATCCTCTCCATTGAACTGGATTATTCTGCTCGTATTACATATTCTACTGGAAAGTCTTCCACCCAGAAATTCTTCCAATCTTTCTCTGCTAAGATTTCCCGTAAATATATTTGACTTCTTAGACGACACTCTGGCATCTATGAAGTTCAAAAATGTGGCACTTGAATAATCTGTCATCTTTACAGACGACACATCGTCCCATATGACAAGGTCAACCTTTAATAGGTCATTTCTTATTCTCTTGAATTCTTCATCCTCATTATTTATCCTCAGCCTCTCTCTGTCAAAGAACTCTGGAACAGAGATAAATATTCCACGGGTTCTGAAACAGTTTCCTCTCCAAACTTGATTGAAGTATGCGAGCATCAACTTCACGGCCCAACTTGTCTTACCATTACCGAAGGTGTCTGAATACAGGTACAGATTATTACCCTCTTGTACCCAGTCCTTGATTCGGTCCTTTATTTTCTTAAGTTCTCTAAATTGTTCTATATCGACATCGGCTTTTAACTGAGCCGGTACCCATCTATACTCTGGAATGTTGGACATCTCTACCAAGTTTAACATCTCTGCAAAACGAACACAGGTAGGTCCGCAATTATCCGGAGCAAGAGGGCAGACTTCTGAATACCAACAGGTCTTTGGTGTCATTTTAATCCTCCTTAGAATATTTCTTCGGGCAAGGCTCCTTCAAAGATATCTTTTGCCTTTTCTTCTTCTGTCTTAGGTTTGAAAGAACCAGGAACGGCCGTATCCCAAGAAGGTGTGATGCTCTGCTGATATTGTTCGATACAATATTTCAGATTCTTCCAACCGTGAGAGACTGTTTCTCTAACAATTTCAGGTTGTTTATCTTCTGGGAGAGTCTGTAAGAGTTTTAACTGTTCATGAATACTTGTAGACGGAAGAAGAGAATCAGATTCTCCGAGCATTCTAAAGAATTTAGATAATTCTGCCTTGACATCTTCTCTAAAACCTAGATTATTCATTTCTCTTTCACAAGTGGTGATGAAAGAGTTGATTTTCTTCTGAATATTTTTCGCAGATTTCTTCGAAGTAGAACCTAAAAGAGAACCCGATGTTTTAGACGACCGGGCGGGTTTCCGCCCTATCTTCTCGACTGTATTATCTTTAGATAATACAGGAGTAGAAGATTTATTATTATTTATATTATTATTTATAATAGTCCCTGACGCCGTCGGTGTACAGTCCCTAACATCGTCAGGGACTGGAGTGTTAGGCACTTGTCCCTTATCTTCTGCGGGACTGGACAGAAGTTCATTTAGAGCCTGCTCGTCAATGTAAATGAATCTTTTAGACGGCAACCCTCTTCTTTCAAACTTGACGATACCCATAGATTGCAGATTATTCAGATGTTTTCTCTGAAGATGCTCTGAAAGAGTTGTTGCATCTTCCACAGACTCTACTGTCGCATAAAAATAGCCGTCCTCTTGTAGTTTATCTGCCCGGGCCAGATACTGGCGTCTATAGCAGAGTTCACTCAAAAGGACAGCACATTCCATTCCCACTTTTTTCATAAGTATTTTGTTTACAGTGATGAAATTGTCTCTAGACAGTAATTCATAAATGTTCATTTTGTCGTCTCCTTTCTTTTCTCAAAAAAAAGACACCTTTTGAAGTCGCACCCTAAATCTTTGCTGACGACGGTTGACTGCCACATCTTCCGTCTCAATTATGAAAACTATCTCATAAATGCAAACAAAGATTTTAGATGAGTCGCGAGTGCGACTTCAAAAAGTGTCTTTATTTTTTTTTTATTTTTAATTTCGATAGTTTTCACTGTAAACCTTTGGAAGATGTGGCAAATATAAGTATAGCACACTTGCCTTTGAAAAACAAGTGTGCTATACAAAATTCTTAATTTCTTACAGCGCAGAAAGTTGATTGTCGATTTCGTCTAAGACAGCGTTCCACAAGTCCTGCTTTTCTTTTTCGACATCACAGCCCACAGGCAACACCCTCTCTTCAGAATAGGTGAATTTATGCCAAGCACCATTCACCTCTGTAGATACTCCGTACTCTGCTCGAATAGTTGTGGTTTCGCCTTTGATGGAGTATTCCTCCTTCGGCTCTTCTCTGTTCTCCTCAACCTTGGGCTCTTCTGCCTTATCCACTTCAGGGTCATACCCACCGCACTCTGTGGCAGGGGTAGGTTCGCCGTCATCGTTTAACGGATAAAAACCGTCGCAGACAGAGCAGAACTCATCGTTAGGGTCACCAGCATAGGCGCATTTCTTGAAATCAGGTGCATTTTTACTCATCTTTGTTTCCTCCTTCAAGTTCCATAATGGTCATGATTGAGTAGTTCGCAAGGTCCATGAGAGTGTCCACAACAGACTCATCTTTTACCTGAATATCTGCATTCTTGGCAAAAGAACTAAGTCTATTGAGTTTATCAGTGAGACGAATGCAGGACATAGGCAGTCCCCAGTCCTGAAAACTCTTGCTGAAACTGTCTCCGTAATCTTTGTTTTTCTTCTCATACAGGTCACGAAGTCTAAAACAGATGTCTTCGAATCTGTTCACCTTTTCTTGCATAGTCTTGTCGTCCATATTTATACCTCCCACTGAAAATCATCATATTTCTCTTGGAATAGAGTTGGAACAAGAGCATCGAGCTCCCTCAAAATCATTCCTGCAAACTGCTTCATCTGAGGATGAGGCTTGCCCGTTGTTCCGATAGCTCTTAAATCGATGAAATGCAGCCACTCTCTGATGTTCATCGTAATGACAATTTCTGTCTTTAGGCTATTAGGTAGTACAGAACGAGCCTCCTGCGGGCTGAATCCCTGTGAGATTAGCGTGAGATATGCGCTCTCAGCCGCTTGACACGCCATATACCACGTTGCATATTCGGGCGTGCCCTCCTTAAAGAATAGCGGGTGAATCACGGTAATCTCATTACCAAACTTACCGGACGCATAGTTGCAGTATCTTGTAGACTCTTGGGCGAAGCTGGCAATACGATGACGGACGAGTTCGTGAGACACTCCTCTGTCACAAATTCCTCGAACAGTGATGATGGCGTGCTCCAGCATAGCGCCATGGCCGCTTTTAATTAGGTTCTTTACCATCTTCTCTGCAGAGGTGTCTGTGATTGCGCTCTCACTCTTGTAACAGGTTCTTGCGGCAATTTCGATTCTCTTGAGAACATTGGCCGCCTCTTCTTTGAACAGAATTTCTACACTGGGTTCAATTACTTTCATTTCTTCTTCACCTTTCCTAATCTGAGGGTTACTGTGGGCTTAAGAGGAGTAGTTGCAGGGGCAAGGATAGATGCATCTACTTCATGAGCGTAGACCATCTTTTCAAACTCGTCGTCATCGATATACTCACGAGTTTTAACACACTTAGAGAATTTCTCCGGAGTCAGCTCCTTCCTAAGGATTTCAATGGCCTGCAACTCATTGAAATCCTCTTTAGGAGTAATGGAGATACTTGCTTTGATATCTCCAACCTCTAACTCCTTGATATCATGATTTTTGAACTCTTGCTTAATAGTGCCTCCCAGTTCTGAGACAGTTTTTGCGATTTCTGACTCATGGCTCTTTGCAAGGGCGTACCCTTTGATAACTTCCTTCAACTCTTCAAGGGGCATCTTTTTGGGTTCGATGTTTCGTCTTGACATTAAAAATCCTCCTTATAATTTTGTTCGAACTTCTTTTTTAGAAGTCCCCTTATTTTTAAGGATTTTACTTCCTCGTTTACCCCACATCAATGCGGCGTTAAACTCAGACATACATCCTCTATAAGGCCCTCTTACATCTTCTGCAAATTTCTTCAACTTGGGTATATCTTCAACTTTGAAGAATTTTGTCTTCCGCCTATCTCTGAAATAGTACGGAGGCAATTCAAGCCCCACGGGCTTTTCAAAGTTTGGATTTTCCCACCATCTATACCATCTATATAGAGTGTCCAGGGTAATATCAACCTCTAGGCAGACCTTTCCAGCTGAAATATACCCATCATTTAGAGTTTGCATTATATCACCTCCATTTAATACACATAGCAAAAGTAGAATCCATCCTGATAACAATAGGTTCCGTCCCCTTGTTCAAATTCAGCTTGAAATACTACATTAGACGGAAGAATTCTATCTTCTTCTAGACAGCGTTTCGCAATATCATATGCTCTCTCTACTGCGTGTTGTTCTACATCATAACTCGCTCTATCTGGCCATTTAAGACCCGTCTGAGAGAGAGTACCGTATTGCCAATCCTGTAAGGCCACTTCTTCAAATGTGTTTGGAAATAAAGGAGAGTCAACTCTATTTAGAAACACATTTCCCACCTTCATCCGAGTATCGTCGGAACAGGCGTCTCCTCCAGCCTCTTGGTAAATGATAATGGCAAGGATTTCAAGTTCTTCCTCTGTGTATGAAGGAGTTTCAATGACTTCTTCTGCCGCAGGCGGTGTCGGAGTAGATAGTTCTACTGATTCTGTAATAATTTCAGGTTCAACTGTATCATCTTTGTCGGAAACAATCACCCTCAGACATACAATCACTGAAAGAACGCACAATAGAAACATAAGAATGGACATTTTCGTAGAAAATTTCATAATCAACCCCCAAAAGATAAAAGATAACTGAGAGCAGAATCAACATTTCTTCCTTCTACCTTACCATCAATGATGAGGTCTGCCATTCTGCCCTTCTTCTGAACGAGATTGTAGACACCTTCGTCTACAGTATCTTTCGTTATAAGAGTCACGATGCGGACAGTTCCTGTCGTACCAATTCGGTGAGCTCTATCCTCTGCCTGGTCTTTGATTCCTCTGTTCCAGGGCTCGTCCATAAAAATAACTGTTTGAGCCGCCGTAAGAGTAAGACCTGTACCCATGGCACCGATTGTTCCGATGATAATCTTACAGTTGGAGTCTGTTTGAAGACGATTGACTTCTGCCATTCGTTCCTCTGCCTTAACCTCACCTGTGATATATGCAGGATTGAATCTTTTTAGACGATTTCTGATATAGTTCGTCATCTCTGACCACTGACTGTAGATGATTGCCTTTTCTCCAGATTCTACAATATCCTCTACAATTTCTTCCAGTCGGTCCATCTTCGCGGAGGTGACAACAGAAGAACTAATTAACCCAGGATATCCAGTTACCTGGCGGAGTCTTAACATCTCAGACAGCGGGTCTGGCCTCAACTTAATTTTGTCCAGGTTATCTACAATCTGCTCCTTAACTTCTTTATAGAGTTTCTTTTGTTCCGGAGTCAACTCTACATATTCGTTTACATGAACCTTAGGAGGAAGGTCAAGAACATCGCCCTTTGTTCGACGAAGCATCACTGTCGCCATCATAGTTCTGAGTTCATCCAGATTCTTATAGCCTACAATCTCTTTTCCTCCAAACCCTCCCATGACGCAGTAGTGTTGTTTATAGGCATAGTAACTATGGTCTTCGAATCCGGCCCATCTAAGAGGTAGATATAGGTCAAGAGGATTATTTAAGAAGAATGTTCCGGACATCGGGATGGGGTGAGGAGCATGAATAGACAAAAGTGCTCGTCCTTGCATAGATTCAGGATTCTTCGCCTTGTGTGCTTCATCGAATGCGACCATTCCAATGATTCCTTTATTGCACAGTTCTTGAATCTTTTCTGCTACGGGAAACCTATACTTCGCAGACTTTCCCTTTCCTTCTTTATACGCTCCGCCTCTTAGAGTCTCGATATTGGTAATCCAGAAAAATTGATGTGGAATATTCTCTAGGTCCTCTAATTTTTCCTTCGTACCTCCCTCAATCATCTTTATAGGCTTCCGTTTTGTAAATCGAGTGCCTAATACCCAACTATCTTCATCACTATGAATCTTGACTTCTTCTGCCCAGTTGTACTTCGTACCATTGATTCCGCAGATTATGAGACAGTGTTTCATCCCTTCTTTGAGTTTTCGACACATAGCAATATCTATAATCTGCTTAGATTTTCCAAGACCCTGGTCATCTCCTAGAAGAAAAGAGTCATTCTCCAGACCATACATAACGCCTTCTACTTGATGTTCATATGGTTTTGTCTTGAAAGTGAAACCTTCGGGCAACTCAATCTTTTTCTTGTTGTCGTGCTCCATGACACCTGTGAGTCGGACATCATAAGAACTGAGTCTGTTCAATAGCATTGGAACAGAGGATTCTGGAATCTCCCAGCATCTGCTGTCCGGAAGATAAACTCTTGTTCCGAGACTTTTTACAATGGACACAAGGTCAGAATCATAGTTAAAAGATACAAAGGCAGAAAGTTTAGAGAGTGATGTAGGTTTTAACTTGACGGGTTGTTTAATATTGATTTCTACCATATTTATCCTCCTTCCGTCAAGTTATATTGTACTACATAATTCAAACGATTGCAAGTGTTTTCTTAAGAAAAATAATAAGCGCGACGATATTTGCGCCGCGCTTATTATAAAGTAAAGAAATAGTTTATACAATGGTAAGGTCAGAAGATTTAACCGCGGCCGTAACTGCTCCATTAAGACCAATCACGACTCTATCTCCATCAATCTGAATTACCTCGTAGGTATTTCTATAGACGAAGGATGCGAGAGAGCCGCCGGTATAAGTTTTAGCGCCTGCCTTTACTTTAACCTTGGCTCCTACCGCGAGAGTCGCGGCGTCTCGTGCGATGTCAGCGGCATCAACCCATCCGTACACTGTAGAACCTTTGCCTTTTACAGCCACGAGATGATAAGGATGTTTGCCGGACGGATAAACCTGTGTAATCTTAGCGGTTCCAGGTTTACAAATTACACCAGACGCGGCATTCGCGTTGGTATAATGAGTGGTGCCTGTGAACTCCACCTCGTCTCCGACTTTGAACTCAAGAGAAGTGGAAGGTGTAGAGGGCTTCGTAGCCGTAGACTCTACATCATATTCAATCCAGGGAAGTTTTCCGTGTTTCGTCCACTTTCTAGAGTTATACCCAGATTTAGGTCCGATGTTGCCTACGGCTGTAATCTGCACACAGTTCTTCCATTTAGGAGTACACTCTACAGCGAGACCGTCTCCGATATACACTCCGATGTGTCCGGAGCACCACACAGCTTCACCCGGTTCCATATTCGCCCAACCGGTGGTAGATACCTCTTTACACCGAGTAATCATCGTGTCAGCGCCGATGTCGGGCACTCCATTGACAGCATACTTGGCGCCACCGTAGGTAGCGTTCTTATTGCCATCCCAGCCCCACAAGATACCCTTGATGAGACACACGCAGTCAAATCCAAAAGTATCGGCGCTGGCGGCGTTAATCATCTTGACACGAGCGGCGGCCTTGTTATAAGAATGATTCGAGGTATACCTCTTCTTGTTGGCCGCAGTCATGGGAGCTCCAAAACATCCCATGATATAGAGTGTCTTATAATTCTTCGCCACATCTTTCAGTTTCTCAATGAATTCAGATGCTTTCATAACATAAGCCATATCCTTTTACCTCCTAATCTTTTAATACGACTTCTGCTACACGAATAGCGGCGTCTACTCCGTGTTTTGTTGCAAATCTGTCTACGAACTTCTGAGCATATTTTGCTCTATTCTCATTCTTTGCTTTCCATAAATAGAACCCTCCCCAGGTGCCATTGGACACAAGCGAAGTTCCAGCGAGTACAGCGATGGCGGACACATCGCGACCTAAAAATGTGCCCACCACCGTTGTAACGCATAATGAAATGGACACCAGTGTGAAGAGCAAAAGCATCTTCTTGGAAAAGTCCATTATTTAGTGGTCTCCTCCGTGGCGCCCTCTACGATGATAAGACCTTCGCCATTGGTCAGTTCGTAGACAGCGGCCTCAATAAGAGCGTCGAGTTTGGCCTCGTCAACAGTGATGCCATGCTCGCGGAGCCACTTGATTACATAGGCTTTCTTCTCTTCGCCGCGGCCGGAGCCTACATAAATCTGCTCGGCGGCGGAGACGGCAATCTTCACCCAGGCGTTGATTTCCTTCTGCTGTTCAGCGGTTGTTTTGCTCTTGATGTAAGGAATGAGAACACAAGAGACAACGACACCTGCCAGTGCGATAACTGCCTCAATGATGGGAGTAATGTCAAATGTCATGGTATTTACCTCCTACTAACTTGTTTATGTATCTCAAATCTTCTATGGTCGCGACATAAAAGTCATGAGACCAAATCCATCTGTCTTCCACTGTCTTCTTTCTGTATTTGACACACACTGGGTCTGAAAACAACTTATCCCATAATTCAGTTTTCATAACCCAAGGTTCGTTTCCTTCAATGCCAAGTGTCTTACAGATAGAAGATACAAGAGCTCCTCTCAATTTTCCTTGTCCGTCATCATCAATAGAAAAATAAAGATGAGAATTTCTACTGGTAATGGCGCACAGTTTTCTACCGTCTGCCGTGTATAAAAATCCTCCATTTTCTAAGATAGATGTTCCATATGGGATATTAACAGGTCCTGTGATAGAGTCAAAGCGGGCTCTTTTCCGTACAACATATTTTCCCATGAGTTATTCCTCCGTCGCTTTTTCAGTGACTTCTGTCCATCCGTACACGCCCGGCTCCCACACATTGTTTGCAATAGTGGAAGTCCAGTGCTTTTCATTATGTCTGACTTTAGCCCCCAAGGGGTAGGCATCATGCGCTCCCAGGGGCTGAGACCACTCCGGCCATTCCTCAGCGGGGTCAGAGGTCAGGCTCCACAGACTGGGGGCAGCGGGAGGTGTCCAATCGGCCTGGGAAGTGTGGGCCTGAACACACTTATAAAGGGTTCCATTGTAGCGCCGGATTTGTCCCGCCGTGTAGGCGATAGGATAGGCCCATTCAGCGAACAAGTCAGCGTGTTCCCCTGCTGTCACAGGGTCAATGGAACCTTGTTCTGCCAGAGTTACAAAATTGATGGAGTTCACGGTCTTCGAATCCATAATTTCTTTAGAATACTCTACAAAGGTGGCCGTAACCTTGTCTAAAGACTCGATTCCCTCAGTGCCCATAAGGCTATAAGGAGTGCCGTTGAACGCGATACCTACAGCTTCACTCTCTTCACAGAGAATGAAAGTACCATTAGAACTCACTTTGATATAGTTGAGTTCATCAGCTACGCCGATTTCAGTTCCGTCTTCTTTGAAAATTCTATACACGGATATGCACCTCCAAATAAATTATAGTACAGTCGATTTAATCTAAGAACTCTGTTGTGGTCATCATAGTTATTGAAGTACGCAATTTGAGTTTGATACCACTCATTTATTGTCTTCATATCCATCTGACCGTTTTGTGCCTTAATAGAAAAACTCTTCAATTTATGTCGGGCTCTTTTTAGACTCGCTCTATTCCCTCTAACAAGGACACGACCTGTAGGGAGTAGACGAAACGTCGCCTTACAATACTTGAAAGGTTTATCTATTGATAATATTTTACACTTATTCGGGTTAATTCGCAAGCCCAAATTATTGAACCTATGAGCGGCATCTTTCAACAACTCTTCGGCCTCTTCCCGAGTGTTTACTGTGAATCTGTAATCGTCCATATAATGGCCGAATGCCTTTACAGAAAGTTGACACTTTACATGATTATCTACCTTAGACGGAAGCGACACCATTTCAATCTGAGAAGGTTCAACGCCTAAGGGCATACCCGTTTCGGTACCTGCGTGGTCCTCAAAATCGAATATAACTTGGTCACATAGATTTCTCAGTTTGCCGTCTAAAATATATTTGTCGTGTCGTTGAAATATAGCAAAATGCTCACAACCGGGGAAGAAATTCTTTAGGTCTGCAGAACCATTGACTCCTGTCATTCCATATTTCCTGAAATGACGACGAAGGTCTTTCTTCACCTCGTTAAAGGCAAAACTAAGACCCATATACTTCTGACTCGCGCCATTGTCTCTTATCATAGAAGGCCTGTATAACGGATACAGAACTTTCTCTGTAAGAAGTTTGTGAACCACTCTATCTCTTATTTTAGGAGCATCGATGGGTCGTACCTTTCCTCTTTCTGTCAAAAGAAAATGAGTGTAACCTTTACCCTTCCATCTGCCTTCGATTATTCTCTTTCGAGTTGCGGCAGAGTATGAGAATAGATGAAGTTCAAAATTCTGAGTAGACTGTTTCCACCTGACACCTTTACAGCACTTCTTACCGTATCTGAAGATGTTGTAGAAACTAAAGATTTTATCTACCGTTCCTAACTGTTCACATCTGGCTCTCCTCCGTTCTTCTCTTTTCTGCTTTCTACGTTGATATCTTAATTCGTGTCGCTGTTCACTGTTCATAAAAAAGAGTATTCACCTTCCGTACAGCCTGTATTGTGAGAGTAGACTGCATAACCCGTACACATGAAATAGGATACTCACAATCTCCTACCATGCAAGAAGCGTCCGTGTCTAGGTATCAGAAAATAATTTTTGACTTTCGTCAGGGAAGTGCTTCTCCTTCTGCGTATAGGTTCATTTCACTTAAAGTTACTTTATTCAACCAATCCAATCGAATTCGCAGAAGCCAGGCGCCAAGCCACCAGAATTATTCGCATTATTGTTGTTCCAGTTGCCGTTGGTATTGACAATAAGGAAATTGTTCGAGTTGTTGTAATTCGGCGAACGCAATCCATAATTTAACAGAAACACACCCAATGAACAGTTAGGATTTACGACGTCTGTCGCTATCCATGACTCTACGAATCAAGGTATCTTCTTCATCTAGAAGCAATCCAAGTTTCTCAGACAGTCTGTCGATTCTGATTCTTGCCTTGTCACCGTCATGAGTCGGAATCGTGTCAGAAAAACATCCTTGAGGGTTTGTTTGCAAGATGAGATAGCAATGACCCAGTCTTACATCCAGAGCCCGAAGAGAAGCTCGAGCTTCAAGTAAATGTGTTTCACGAAGTTTCTTCTTTCCATCATCAGAAGGATAGATAGAATTTGCTTTTTCACATTCATCCAGAACTTCACCCGCGAGTTTCGCAATAGGTTCAGCGATAAGTCTCGAGTATCTTGCAGACAGACGAGTTAGAAACTTGATTGTCTCCACATAGATTTCACTTGCCTTATTCACATACTGAGCCTTAGACACAGTTCTTTTATTTGCCAACACAGACATATCATCACTCCTTCAGTGGTACCCCCAGCCCTTTCGGGACTGGGGGATTTATCCACGATACACCGATTAGACGCAGAAGCCAGGCGCCAAGCCACCAGAAAGATACGCACCACTGTAGCCCCAGCCGCCGCCGGTACTGACAAAAAGGAAAAAGAACGAGTTGCCGTAATACGGCGAACGCAACCACCACCAGACAGCGGTAGAAGTAGCAGTATCTCTATAACGAATCTTAGCGTTTCCGCTCTTATAGAAATCGTATTGAGCCTGCTGATTCTGCTCGTACTGATTGGCTCCTCCTCTAGAACCAAACACTTCAAACTCAGCGAGGAGGAAGAAGTAGTCTGTGGTAGAAGTTACAGCACCAGAAGAGTTAGAAGAATTACCTGTATTATCTGTCCACTTATTGACAGATTTCAAGGCATTTCTCAGACCCGCCTCTACAACGGCCAAAAGGGAGTTTGCAGGAGGAGAAGAAGGAGTTCCAGAGTTACCCAGAACATTCTTTCTCATATACGAATTATTCCATCCTCCCGAGTTCGTGTTGCTCAGATTCATTCGGAATCCAGCAGAAGAACCGGTGCTGCCGTAGTTGGCATCACAAAGAGCGACCTGAACCTGTCCAATCTTACCCAGTTGGAAATGAATTCTACCAGTACCCTCACGAGAAGAGTTGTGATTAAATCCAAGAATAAAGGCATCGATTTTCTTGTTGTTGTAGGCGGTTCCAACAAGAGAACCATTCAGCGTTACTGACTTGGTGTCGCCCACATCCCAATAGTTTGCGCCCTGATTCGCAGAAGAAATGGCGCTGATATCTGCCCAGGTATTGTCTGCCAAGGTAGGAGAAATCATGCTACAATCAACTGCGATAGTCTGAGAAGAAGGGGCAGTATAGTTAGTATCTGCCGCGACGTTTACCGTGACAGTTGCGCTACCGGTGGCAACACCTGTGATGGTGATAGTATTACCAGACACATTGACATTGACGATACCAGAAGGGCTGGCAGATGCAGACACAGCGCCTGTTCCACTCCTTGTGGCGGTTACCTGAGAGGTAGGACTACTATTATTTACCGTAACCGAGTTAGAACTAAGAGAAAGAGAACCTGCCGCCTTTCCGATACTCCAGTTCACGGTCTTTGCAGATGTAGTTCCATCAGGCCACTTGTATCTTGCACCAGGGGTGAAAGACACCTGATAGGTTCCGGCATTCGTGGCAGACTGAGTTCCGCTGATGGTCATCTTATCGGTCTCGTAGTTGTTGAATGTCGGAGACTGAGCCTGGCCATTGTAGGTCAGCGTATTAGACTGGGAAGGAACAGCAGTGAGAGCGATTCTATCGACCGTCACGGCCTGATTCGCAGTCAGCGTCTGACCACCGATTACGACAGAGAATGTAACCTGAGACACGCCTTCCGCCATAACTGTCGGAGAATAGGTAGCATCATCAGATACATCAGCAGTCGTTTGGTCTGTGAATGTTGCGGTAATAACAACACCGGCGGGCTGGAAAGTGTCACCTACGATATAGGATGTTTTGGTAGGAGGAGTTGTGATAGCGATAGACGAAGCGATACGCATATCCACGCTATACAGCAGAGCGCCAGTAACTTCGACCTCCTGTTCCGCTTCCTGGTCACCCAGAGTCGCAGTAATCGTCCAGGTACCTACATTGGGCAGAGAGAAAGAAGTTGTACCAGTACCGTTCAGAGTAGTAGTTCCGTCGGTGACCACGAGAGCCGTTCCTGCGAGAGCGGTGACATTAAGAGTGGGGCTCTGTACACCTAAAGCACTCTTAAGATTCTGAATGGTAATTCTCTTGCTCTTCTGCTCAGACGTGTCATACACAGGTACAGAGTCATCCATGGCGAGAGTAGAACTAACTTCCAAAGTTTCCGTCTTCGGCTGATAGTCCATATCAGGAAGTTCATCAGACGGAACCTTACCCTCAGCGTCTAAACTTGCCAGGTCTTCGAATGCTTCATTGATTTCCTTGATTGCTTTCTGTGCATTATTTACCTGAGTCATCAGATAGTTGTAGCCGTGCTGTTGGTCAAGACCAGCTTCTGTACCACCAGGACTGATAATCTGTCCTTCGGTCCAGTTCTCCGGCAGATTGGCCGGAAGATTTTGGGTTACGGGTTTTTCAGCCATGATATCAACCTTCCTTTACTTCAATACTATGTCTACTGAGGATTGTGTCTGTGACGGGCACATACACATTCGAATCAGTTAAGACCGTGTCATCGGACTTCAGTAACTTGATGTTGGTGACTACAGAGGTCATTGCAGATGTGACTTGATATTCCAATGTCACGAATCTACCACTTGCAGACTTGATAGTGAAATTGGTAATCTTTGTCTCATCATTGATTAAGACAGCCGCAATATCTGTCACCACAAATCCTGCGGTATCTTGCAATAGCGCATCCTGAATAGAAGGTGTCGTTGCCATTTTTATTATATTCCCTCCTTCCGTAAGAGCAAATGGATTTTTACCCAAAGGCCACTGTCCAAGTTTATAATACCACTCGATAACTTCCGCACCTTCTATAGTGGCGAAAGGAAGTCTACCTAAGAGCCAGGACCCTAAGATATAGTTCCATTTCATTGTCTTATACGAAATCTCTTCCGTCATAGACAACGACAAATCTGTTCTAGGTCTGTTTACGAAAACAATGTTACAAGGTTTTATCTGATTTATCGTGAATTCAAGTTCTGTGTACCAGTTCTGATTCACAGCAGATGCTTCTACATAGAGAGTATAGTTGGCATAGTCCATTGTGACTTTCCATTTACCTTCTCCAATAATAGCATCCAGTTTCTGTTTAAGAAATCTGATAGTGAATGGAGGTGATGTGGTCATTCTATTCAGGACTCTTTGTCGTCTAAATTCTAGGTCCTCTGTAGAAGGATTTGCTACAATGGAGAACATAGTTTCAAACAATTCGATTCCTGAAATATCTGCGGTGAGTATAAAGGTGTTCTGAAATGCGGTGAGCATATTTACTTGGTACTCATCTACTATAGACTGCTCCACCTCCATCAGAGCGTCCATCTCATCCACTTTTCTATAGTAAGACGGAACATAAGAGTTGAGCTGTCTATCAAACACTTAAAGACACCTCCCCGAGTACCGGAACGCTCTGAGAAGCTCCTGTCTGCGGAAGTTCAATGTCTGCGGCCGCACCATTAAGAGTGAGATTGGTGACATTGTCCACTCCAGTGACATTGATTATTGCAGAAGAGACTCTCGCGAGAAATACAGAAAGAGAATAACGATTCATGCTGTCTGCATTGTCCCATTCCCTGCGAAGGCTGAGAAGATAGTCGGATATCTGCTGTTTTACAGCATCTTCTACCTGTCCAAGCTGGTATCCGGATTTCAAAGTTAAAGTGGCAGACACATCGATGTCAGTCTCTGTTGGAGTTGTTACTGTCACTTTATGCCCAATGGGAGCGATACCCAGCCCTGTACCTTTATCGCCTTCGTAGTTTTCAGGGTCAATCTCATTAGCGACGAGTTCGATAAACTCTTCGGTCGCAGGATTATACTCGGTGTCAATGATAGACAACTTAACGGTCCCACCGCCGTTCCATACAGGATAAATCTGAACACCGCCCACACCTTCGATTTCAAGAACCTTTTCTCTGTAATCAGCAATATTTCCACCAAAGGCTTTCTGATTGAGTCCGTCAAAATATCTTTCTCTCAGTTCATCGTCTGTCTCCGTATCTCGAGCAGGCTGTATTAGAGTAGACATTGTGGCAGAGGCAAGGCCCTGAATAAAGGTGATATTCACAAGGTTGCCAGTGTATTGATTGCCGATTATTCCAGAAGTTTCACAGGTAAGTTGATACGCTCCCGCAACGGGTACACCATCTTCAGAGTAAATGTCAGTCACCGCATAGATAATAGGATTTGTGTCGGACACCGTACTAAATCGAGCGCCAATCGGAACACTGATGGGAAGACCTTCAGAATCTGCAAAATCGGCTCTCTTAATCGCGTATGTGGCAGCATATCTAGAAATTCCACTTTCTGCGACTCGATAGTCCAGGTCTTCTCCCGTAGCGGTAAGAGCATAGGTATCTCTGTAGAAATTTCTAAGCTCCATGAACGCTCCGGCGAGCACCTGGCAGAACGGAGCAAGAGCATCAAAGATAACAGAACCCTCTCTCTTATCTACAGTGTCCGGTACATACGATAATGCCAATCTCATGAGATTATCATATGTGTATTGCTCCAGATTATCTCCAATCATATTGCCACCTCCACTTCATAATCTAATTCTCCGTACACAGTATCTACATAGAAACTAACCGTCATAGTATCTACAGACACTCTGTTAAAGACGAAGTCTCTAACCTGCTTGATTCTATCATCTACCAGTAAAGCCTCTTCAATGATTTTGGGAATTCGGGTTACGATATAATCATACTCTTTTCCGACGAGTTTATTCAACTCATTTCCGTAGTACCAATCATATATCTCATAGGCGTATTTACTGGTATCTAGAACCTTTTCGATGAACTGCATCACAGCGTTCCTGTCTTCGATATTTCCAATTATGCGACCATTTACCTTATCCACTCGATAGGTCTTAGTCGGCATTATTTCGTAGTCAGAAGACTGCTCCTCAACATCATCTTCTAGAGTTACGTTTGTCGCGATTCCTGGAATCATGTGGGAATTACACCTTCCTTTCTCTGAAGAATGTAATACTTCTGACCTCGTGCTACTTTCAACATCATCACAATGTCGCCCACTCTGAGACCTCTCCACAGCATGATGTCAAAATCATCATCCTTTGGAAGTTCTGTATCTCGTGCAGGTACCGTATGAGTATGCGGTCCCTCACCTGCGGCAGAGGTGGAGATAGATGGAACAACGTGAACATGATTATGCTTGATGATATTGTCTGTGTAGATGTGAGTTTCCTTACACAATGCGCCCAGAATAAGAAATGTCTCAGACAATTCTCTCTGGTCAACTTTAACTTTCAAAGGATTGACAGAAATAACCTCACCTTCTACAAGGTCGACAACTTCATTCTGCGGAGTTCTACCCGCTCTACGCATCATTTCTGCCATCTTGTGACCGTCACTCACTTCTTACCACCTCCGTTTTTAAGTCCATAGTGTGCTCATCATTGTTTATCGTATGAGTACACTCTGTTACGATTAGGTAACTATCCATAGACAGGTCTCCCAGGTCAGCAATCTTACATCTAAAAACACAGCCTGCGAAGAATTCCTTTATGCCTAGACAGTGCAGAGTCAGGCTCCGTCTCGTGCTTTTATAATACTTTAACATCTGCTGGCCCATGGCGTCAATTTGCGCGAGACTCAGGTTCTCATCCACCTTCTCGTACAGTTGCAAGATGCCCCATCGCTGAATGTAGTTACTGTCAAATACCTCAAAAACCTCTCTCTTTCCTGTAGACTCGTTGTCTCGATACATCTTTATCTTGTTGTAGACATCTTCATCGATGGAAGTCTCATAGTCGAATCCAGTGACAAAAGATTTATCACCTAGAATTTCTTTCCGAACACAAGACATTATATTAAGATGTTCGAGAGTTCCAAAGTTATCTCTGATAAAGAACCACTTATTAGAGTTTGCAAGAGTGTCGTCTAAGGCATTCTTTATCATGTCGTAGATAGAAGTCGCGTCTTCAGACCGGGGAGTGCAGATGTGAGAACTTTTATCTACAACTCTGCTCTGTAACTGAAATTTATTACAGAGCGCAGTAAAAATCTGGTCGCTTGTCATATATTCAAATACCGCAGAATCTTTATTCTTTAAGTATCTGAGCTGGTCATAGGCTGTGACTTTGATTGTCTTGACATCCTGGTCACGAGATTTTTTGAAGACATATCCCTTGAACATATTGTAACCGTCTAGGATGACAGTTACCGTCGCACCTTCCCAGAAGGCGAGAGGGCTGACCGCGTACACCGTAAACTCGCATTTACCAGGGTTATCTTCCATATATGTCGTTATAGTCATTTCGCCTACGACGCTTGACACGTCGTAGGTGATATTGTTTCTATTGTCATATATGAATACTTTGAAATTGGTCATGCAAGCGTCACACTCCCTGCGGTAACCCATCCAAGCCATCCGCCAGAAGGTGTGGTAACGTGATAAGGATGAGTGCCCTTTTTATTGATGAAATTCACCTTTCCTTTATAGTTGGTGAATGTCTTTCCAGGTTTTGCTCCATAACTGTCATAATGAACACGACCATTTAAGATAACTTCACATCCGACAGTTATCTCAGCAGGTTTAGGGCTTACCTGGCCCTCAGGTGCCTGAGTACCTACAGCAGTTACAGGTTTATTCAGAGTGCTTCCGGTTGTGCCAGAGTTCTGAACAATGGCGACAGAGTAAGGTTGATATCTCTTAAATTCTATAGAATAGTAGGTATCTTCGTGGTCTCCGCCTTGATGATACCACTCAAAATTCTCGATTACAACTTCTTCATCGTAACCAATTCCGGTAACCGTTAATCTGCAAGGTTTTCGAGCATCTCTGATGGTCCTGATAAAGTCCACATAGAATTGAGCAGATTCAAACTGCCCCTTGGTACGAACCGCAGGGAACCAGCTGTCATATGGGAACCAACTCTCCCACGAAATATCATCTAGAACTCGTCTTCTTGGAATAACGATTTCACCTAGAGAAATAATCTCGTGGGTGGAGTTATTTCCTCCCTCTGAAACATTAAATTCAGAGGGGTTGACAGGTATCTGAACAACTTGACCCTCGAAGGTAATGAAAATTCCGATATCCAATGTCAACCCCTCCTTTTAACTTACGAGCGAGGTAGCGAGTTGCTCCTCGACCATCTGTTCGATTACATCAAGAATCTTCTTGGCATCAGCCGTTTCTCTCACATCCCCGAAAGTGATATTTGCGGTAGGCGTCACGGTCTGCAGATTGAGCATAAATTCTCTCGCGGCCATATCTCTCATCAACTGTAGGTCTTCATCACTGATGTCGACATCGCTGTCGATGGCGCCTACACTGTCAAGGTTTCCTCCGTTCGTTGGAATACCGTTACCCAGCATATCTTCGATACTTCCGAGACTTCCAGTTCCTCCACTAAGAAGACCTTCAATATCTAGACCAGCAAGAGAATCAGAAATGCTATTGCCCATATCGGTTACGAAGTCACTTCCATATCCGTACCACTGACTACTCCAACCTTCCTGAAATGCTCCAACACTATTGTAGGCATCCGTAAAAGCGTCTCCAAGGTCTTGCATGGCCGCCTTGTTTTCCTCTATCTGCGCTTGGTCTGCGGCCTGTTTTTCTGCAAAGCTCTGAGCCGCGTTGGTCACTCCAGAATAGTCAAATTCAATAAAAGGCAACTTGTTCAGTGCCGCGGCGATATCAGCAATGAATCCGAGTATATCAGAGAGTACACCGTAGAAGAAACTTCTAATGCCGAGGCCGATATTCTGCATACCTAACCAGGCATTATTTATCAGAGCTCCGATTACGGCAATAACACCCTTGAAAAATCCAACGACCGCCAGAACACAGTTCCACAGTAGACCTACGAACCAAGTTATTCCTCCCGCTACGGCGGCAAGAATCTCAGTTACAGTAAATCCGAAACTCATGAAGAGTGCGATAATCGCGGCGACAATTGCGATAACCAAGAGAAGCGGCCACAGCGCCGCAACCCAGCCAATGAATGCAGAAATACCTGCCGCAAGCGCAACCGCTCCGAGAACCAAGAAAATCGCTGTGAGAAGCGGCACATTACTGGTAATCATACTCACAAAATTAAGAAATCCAGTAACAACCCAGTTTAGAACCGTTCCGATGATAGTTAGAGCAACGGCCATAGCGTTGAGGAAAGATATTCCACCTTCACTATTCAACCACGCATTGATGTTCCAAATGATTTCAGATAGAGCAGACAATGGCCCGTTTTCCATCTGAGACATGACACCCATAAGATACTGAATAGTATTGGCTAAGGCGGTTACACCCTGACCCCAAGTCTTAGGTGCCTTGTCATCAAATGTGGCATCAATCTGGTCCTGCATGGCGGAAAACGCCTTGATTACAACATCAGAAGTGAGTTCACCTTGAGCGCCCAACTCTTTTAGGTCACCGATAGTAGTTCCGATATACTTATCGTCTACCTTAGCAAGGCCCTCTGCGAGCATCTGAGCAAGATAAGGAGCCTGTTCACGAATGGAACGAAGTTCGTCACCTTGCAAAACACCGGAGGACAGACCCTGAGACAACTGAAGAATGGCTCTCTGATTTTCTGCAGAAGAGCCTCCCGACAGTACAAGCGCCTTATTGATGGTCTCTGCCATTCTTGCAGAGGCTTCAAGAGAGCCCTTTTGCTGTCCGAAAACTCCAGACATGGCGATACGAGAAGTCAACTGAGAAGTAGCAGTCAGGTCAGACCTAGACCTTTGCGCGGCCTGATATACCATGCCGTATGCCTGAGACGACGTGGTACCAGAGTAGTTGAACAACTGCAATCGAGCCATGTCAGATATCGCTTGGTCTACCTTATTTGTAAGCGATGTCAATGCTCGCATTATATTCTGGATTACATATATTCCAGATGCAAGGTTCTGCCACATCATAGTAGAGCCTTTATTTATAGAAGAGAAAGTATTGGTAAATGCTGTGCCCATTCTATACACACCAGATATGAGCATAGATGGCACCTTTACGAGCCCAGACAGTCCCTTCAATGCAAGGCCCGCCGCACCATAACCTCCGGCCTTAATAGAGGTCATAAGTTTAGAACCTAGACCCATATTCCCAAGTGTTCTGGGTTGATTGAGTAGACTGCTACGTCTACTCATCATTCCCGCGCCCATGGAGCTTAATGCGGCAGATGCTTTATTCGCTTGAGTTTGAATATTTTGTAAAGCGGTGGACAGTCTAGACGCACCAGTGTTCGCCTGATTAAATGCCAATACAGAATAGTTTCCAAACTTCTTCAAAGCATTATTCGCAGACTCTATGTCTTTGGCCGCTCTCTGGTACGCCTTAGACTGCTTACCTCCGCTCATCTGCTTATCTACCTGTTGCATAACACGCAAGGTAGAATCCATCGCCTTCATAATTTTACGGAGAGTAGGCGACATCTGGTCAGTCAACGATATAGAGTTTCTAATTGTAGCCATATGCCGCCTACCTCCTTCTTACTGAACGACGAGATTTTCCACGGGTTTTACTTTCTAACTTCTTACGCTCTTTTTCTTCTGCTTCACATCTTTCAGAAATGAAAGCATACATCAAGGCTCTCTCTGCAGGAGGAAGGAAAGCGAATTCATGGGGTTTCCACCTAAGTTTCATCACTGCATAATAGCAGTACCAGGTGTCGCCGTCCTTCTCCTTTAAGAGTTTTTTGCCTCTTCCATCTCCTCTTCCACATCAGAATCAAAGCCGGAAAGTTCCAGAACTTTCTGAGCGATATTGGCAATCTCACCTGCCAAGAAGCACTTATACAGGAGACGAGAAGAGTCAGGTACCCCTGCGGCCTTGATAAACTCAGGGTCTTTCAGATTGGGGTCTACAAGGCACTCCACGCAGATAAGCTCATTGAACCTCTTAGTGTTGAAGCGACGCTTCTTAGCACTATTGGGATTCTCGATGCACAACTGCTGAAAACTGTTATACTTGTCGCCATCCAGAGCTCGAATTGTGATGGGGTGGTCCTTCATACGGCCGCCCAGGTTGATAGTCTTTTTCATGTCAGTCACGTTAGACTGAAGAAGAAACTGCTGAAGAGCATTCATGATAATTTTCCTCCTGTGAATTTTATTTTATGGTGATGGGTGTTCCGTTTTCCTTAACCGCCTAACTCAGGCACAAGGAACTCGTCCAGAATGTCGACATCGTCGAACGTGAAGCTCAGGTCTTCATCCAGAACTTCAGATTCCACATCAAACTTGGCGACAATCACAGAGTCGAGAGTGCAGTTCTTGAGAACCGTTGTCTGCGGGCCTACAGTAGACCCGGGGTCATTATTGGTGACAGTGATATCAAAGTAGACAGGCACGCCCGTCTTGATATACTGAATCACCATCTTGCGGAAGAGCGAGGTAACATAATAGATGGTCAAATCACCGGAGCCAGACCACCCATTAGGCTTGTGCTGAGCACCGCGATGACCAAGAGTGAAAACCTCTGTCTTGTTGACCTCCACAGTAGCTTCCAGATTCTTACCCCAGAACATATTCTCTACAGTAGAAGAGCCGTCAGCATTCTTCACCACCATAGTGGCAACTGCTTCCTGACCAGAGATTACGTCACCAGCCTTAAGATAAGCCATTTATCACACCTCCAATCCCATTAAGCGTTGACATTGACCGTCATATAGAGCTTCTCCATCGAATCCACGGGCTGAACAGTGAGGTCTACAACGACAGCGTCGACGGCCTCGCCAGGCAGGACAGTGATATCCGATGCACCGTCAAAGTTGGTGACGGCACGAATGCCCTGAAGCTGGTCAATGAGAGAAATGATTTCGGTCTTAAAAGAGTTACGCCCGGTCTCGTCATTGTCCACCTTACCGCAGTAGTTACGGTTAAAGACAAGAGCGACACTATTTCCGATTTCATCCAGAACACGAATAACGCGATTCTTAGAGAACGCATAGTTCTTGTCCACGGTGAACTCAGTGAGAGTGTTGATGTCCTGCTCCACGCATACCGCGCCGTCCTGACGATAAGTGAGGATAAAACGACCAGAAGACAGAGCGTCCTCAATGTCGTCCTCCAGCACCGGGTTGATAATCTCAACACCATCCTCTACAACAGAGGCGGTCAGGCTCTCATTTACCTGAGCGCCCGCGGTATGAGACGCAACCCAAATCATGAACAGTGTGTCATCCACGGTTTCAGTAGAAGTCTTGAAGCCCTGGTCGACAGAAATGATGCCCTCGTCATTGGCCTGAGTGTAATCATACACCACGGCCTGTACCTTCTTACCGCGCTTGTTACGCCAGATGTCCACCTTGTCCTTAATAAGCGGAGCGAGAGTAGAAGTTTTGTCGTACATAGCGAGACACTGGAAATTCTTAGTATCCAGAAGATTCCAGAAAGTAGCGTAGGTCTCATCATCTACCTCACCGTTGGTACCACCTGCGAGAGGAGTACCGGCGGTTTCCGGAATGGCCGTGGCACTCTGGCCACTTTCCACTTCAAAGACTACATAGTCGGATTCCAGCTCTTCCAGCTGAGAAATCTGAGTTACGATAAACTCTTCCTTGAGAATATTGGACAGCAACACCTGAATGGTGTACTGACCGGTTGCGGGCTTGTCCTTCACGCTGACAACGGTAATCTTGTTACCTGTAGTCCCCGCGTATTTTGCGGTAGCGGTAAGAACTCCCGCAGAGATTTGGGCAGTCGCCTTAATTCCGCCGCGGTCCGTGCGGAACAACAGAGCCTCATAACAGCCCGAGAGAGCCACGCGAAACGGCAGAGACTCTTCCGTGTCAAAAGACGTTACACCAACCTTAGGCAGGCTCGCACCACTCAACAGCTCATTGCCGTTGAGTTCAATAAGCTCGCCTTCTACGCCCCAAGTCATAGGCATACCCACGGCAACGACACCGCGTTCACCGAGAGTGCCTACAGCTCTAGGAACAGACACGAAGTTGATGTATGCACCAGGACGCTTCTTATTCTGAACAGTCCAGGTTCCACCAGCCGGCATAATATATCACTCCTTATCTTTAATATGCTCACCATAGGTGAGAGTTTGCATATCAGGTATGACATCGGGAACTTTACGGACTCTAAAGCCATACTTGAATATGACATGAAGGACATTTTCTTCGACCTTCCACTCTATATCTCCTGCCCGCACTTGCTGGCCATCGACAGTAAGTGTATCCAGACAGTCCATAACCATCTCAGCGACGCCTCGTCCCCACGTCTGGACATTGGTCTGCATCTTAGCAGGATGACATCTAATATCTACGAGATAATTCCGCCATCCATAACCTCGAAGTTGGTGAATGTGTTCCGTATCTACCGAATGAATGAAAATATAGGGAGGTGATGCACCTTGGACAGGTGTATCCTTATAAATCTCCTTAAACTGAGTTGTAGAGAACCTATTTCTCAGTCGTGTGGAGATGTCAGAGACAATTTCTTGCCCTGTAAGAATTTCTGCCACTACATCACCCCCAATGAATCTAGAAATCTCTGAAATGCTCTGTTGAATCTTGCTGGCATCTGTCTTTCTATGACCATGATAGACACGGTCATCATGAAATATCCTTCAACCCAATCAGCACTTCCTTCCGCCGCTCCGGATTTATAAGGTTTGGCGTGACCATATTCTACATGAGTCGCATAATCCATCGAGTTGACAAACCAGCATTTAAGAGTATCTCCTTCGCGGGTTATACCACCGGATAGTTGCCAGTGATTACGAAGGTCACCCGTATCAACTGGAGTTCTAAACTTAACTTCACGAATGAATCTCATGCCCTCCTGAAGAAGGAAATTGTGAAGCCACTTGTCGAACTCTTTGTCCAGTTTATTGAAGTTGTCTCTAAACTGTTTGAACTCTCTGTAGTCTAGGCCCATTTATGCCTCCTCATCTACCCGCAAGAATACCTCTTGATGAGAAGTGTACCAGGAAGGCTTAGACACAATACCTTCATAGGTTTGCTTCACAGCACCTGTGTCATCCAGTCTTCTAACGACAACATAGTCACCCGCTTTGATATCCACATCTGCTCCGAAAAACAGTTTTGGATTAAATCTAATGGGATGCTCATCTACCTCAGAGTCCGTTCCTGTGTCATCACTCGACAATGAGATTCTACACTTCACGTCTCTATATAGAGGTTCGGGTTGATAGAAAATGTCAACGGATTCATCTTCATTTTCGCCCTTGTCCGTTCTGTAGATGTCAGCTCTGTCATCATACAGAAGAGCGAACAGTTTACCCAGTCCGGCGAGTTTCATTACAGAATCCTCCTGAACTGATTCAACTGCTTCGTGTAAGACATCACGATTTCATCTAGATTCGCATTATGCGACTGCAAAGTACGACTTCTAAGATTACTTCGATATTTGTCTCCCATATACACGCTGGTATCTCCGACTTTTACGGACGACAGGTCAGATACATCAATTGCGTCCAGCGGGTCCTCAGGTTTATTGTTCATCTCGATGTCATAGAGGATGAGGTCGACGACCATATTCGCCCAGACAAAGTTGAGAGCAGGCGGAACACGGGGAATCTGGCAGTAGTTTAGAATACTCTGCTCTACTTCCTGGACTCGCATCAGAATTTCATCATCAGTGAGTCCTCCGTTGTCCATATCGGTGATTCTCTTATTTTTTGCCTTGACGATTTTAATGACTACGAGATACTGTTCCTCTTTTGTCATGTCGGCCATCTACCTCATCCTCCTTTCACATCTCACTTGCCAAGGGCCTCCACAATCGTATTGAAAATTTCAGCCTTCTTGGTCTTGCCGGTAATGTCAATGCCTTTACTCTCTGCAAATGCAGTGAGTTCAGCGACGGTCATATCAGGAGTAACCGTTACCTCTGCGTTGTTCTCCGTCTTGTCGGGGCTCTCTTCCGTATTAACGGGAGGCTCCACAGGCGGTTCCACTACAGGAGCAGGCTTCTCGATGATGATTGCGCCATCCTTCACGAGATTCTGAATATCGGCATCATCAACCTCAAATACAGTGTGGGCAGGATATTTAGTCCTCTTGTATTTTACGGTTACAGGGAATTTGACCTTATACATCGTAGACCCTCCTCTCTACACAATCAAGCGGTGTACTTGATGTTGAAGACGTTGTCCATATTCTCGAAAGAAGGCAGGACAATCTCAGACACCCAGTTGATGATGTTGACAGGCAGAGCTTCCTTCTTCGTGCAGACAGCGACGCCGGTGTTCACGACACGAACGTCAGCCAGAGGATTACCGCCCAGAAGGTCCGCCTCTTCAGGAGTAGTGCCGAAGCAGGTCTTACCCAGGTCACCATCGGTGAACAGAGTAGCACATCCACGAGTGGGATAGAAGTAAGCGGGATTCTTGTTCAGGTCGGTATACATCTTCTCATACACCTGAATACGCATACCGATGAGGCCCTCGATGTAGGTTTTAACCTGAGCATCGGTGACAATCACATTAGCGGCCGCCGCGGCCATCGGGTTCATACCCAGACGAATCTTGGCGTTAGCCAGAAGGTCCTGCCAGGTGCCGAAACCGATGACCATACGAGTCAGGTTCTTGCCGCGGCTCTGAGCCAGGCGCTTGACTTCCTGAATATCCGCGATGGGATTACTGTTCTCGTGGTCAGACCAGGCGTCCTGAGTAAGCAGAGTAGTGTTGTTCTTCTCCGCCCAACTGCCATCCGGGTCATAGTTGTACTCATAGGTGACAACCTGACCGGAGTCATTGCTAGAAGCAATGGTGAAGGCGCCAGAATACATAAGAGCCATACGCATGATTTCAGGGTTCACACGAGAAGACTCAATGAGCTGGCGAGTGTCGTCAAAAATACGAGTGATGATACTGCGAGCATACTCGTTATTGTTGGCGGCCATGAACATAAGAATACGCTGACGGTCTTCCTCGCCCAGGCGCATAGACTCACGGAAGAAAGGCATACGAGTAGACTCGATGCTCACGTCTCCACGGTCGCGGAGCAGAGGCTTCGCATCAAAAGCGGAGGGCTGAAGAACAACGGGCAGATTGTCGTGGCCCTTAATCCACTCCAGGCGCAGACCGGAACGCTTCTCAGCGGGGAACAGAAGTTCACCCAGATAAGACTCGCTATTAGAAGCGAGTTCCTCGTAGTAAGCCGCGATTGCATTCGCGGTTACCATATCAAACAAAGACTGAGCCATTGATTAGTTCACTCCTCTCTAAAGATTAGGCTCCGGCGACAGTGACAATAGTCACCGCGGCGGGAACATCACCGGTAGTGGTGGCGGCGGCCTTAGGCGCAACCGTCAGGTTGCCTGCAACGGTGGCGGCAGTGTTCTTAGTGGTGATGATGACATAGGTGCCCTCAGGCCCAACAGCGATATTGTCGACAGACACCTTAGTGGTATCAGCACCGGTCACAGTCCAGTTATCCACAGTTGCGGCCTCTTCACGGAAATGAATACCCTGAATATCCACTCGAATCTGGTGGGTAGTCTCAGCGGCCTCACCGACGGCGACAGTCAGTGCCTGAGCAGTCATGCTGGTCTGAGCGGCGGCCAGGGGAAGGAACTTGATAAGGTTCAGTGCGGACGCGGCATTGGCAGAAGGAATAACGGGAATAGCGGCCTTCTTGACAAAACCGTGAATAAGCAGAGAACCGGTGATGTCACCATCTGTGACATCGTAATCCGCCCACACAACACCGATTGCGGTATTGTCATTGGCCGGATAGATAGTTCCCGCCTTCACAATCTTTCGACCGTCTACAGTCTGGGCCGCAGAATCATCCTTCTTAAAGGTGTGAGCGACGCACACATAGTGGTCCGGGAAGACGAGAATGCCCTTGCCAGTGGTAAAATCCTGGTGCTTGAATTCTACACTCATTTTTCTGTACCTCCTTGTTTATTTGAAGTAGACTTCAGACGCTCTTTGCTGGAGACTTGCACTCTGTTTAGAGTCCTTTGCAAGCATCTTTCCAAACTCGACATCAGTCTGAGCAGAGTCGAAGGAAGAAGACTGTTCAGGAGTACGATTGAACATATTCCATCCCTCAATGGGGCTCTTACGAGTGTTCTCTTCCTTGAAGTAGTGAGGACAAGTCTTCTTGATTTCGTCGAGCTGTTCGGTGAGTCCGCCTACAACCTTACCGTCCTTGATGGTCAGCTTGGAAACATCAATACGGGGGATAATGTCATCGGCGCTATGCACCTTATCAGCAACGAAAGTACGGATAGCCATATCCGTATCCTTCTTCTCCAGTTCCTCCTGATACTTCTTGGCAGCCTCGGCATTTGCAGTCTCCAACTGCTCAACCTTTTTCTTGAGTTCCTCGTTGTCACCCTTGAAGGCGCCCAGTTCCTTAATCTGCTTATCTCTGTCAGCGATGGTCTCGTTTGCGGTCTTGACCTTTTCTCGCTCAGCTTCGAAAGTTGCCTTGGGCACATAGTTGCCATCGATGGCTGCCTTGTGCATCTCCAGCACCTTCTTAGCCTGCTCCTCGGTCAGTCCTGCTTTGATGAGGTCTTCTAATTTCATAATGCTTGTCTCCTTTCAATCTCGCTTCTTTTTCGGTGGTCAGCTCCACCTGATTGAGTACCTATCGGCACGATTATAATATACTACATATCAGAGGAATTGTAAAGAGGGTTCATTCAGATTTATAAAATTTCTTTCTAAATGCAAGTAAACTCTCTCTTTGGTCCTCTGGAATATAGGTATTGATATATTCTTCTTGAGTCATTTTTCTAGGTACTCTAATAGTAGTACCCTCGGTTTCATCTTTGGCAATTCGTTCGAGTTCCTCTGCATCTTCGTCTTCGAAGTAAGGAACAGTGGTAGAGCGGCAGTTGGGATGAAGAGGAGGATAATTCATACCCACCTTGGCCTGAGACACTTTGAAAATAGTACCATCCATACCTCTACAAATTTCAGATGTTCTCATATCTAGGGTTGCAAGATACTGATATCTTTCTACTCCACAGGCCTTATACACATCCAGAGTCGCCTTATTGCAGATATAATTGACTTCAGTTCTTGCAAGAGTTCTTCCTCTATTTTTAGAGGTGCCCATTTCTTTTGAAATCATATCGCCCAGTTGTCTAGAATTCAGTCCTCGACTGAAAGACTGAGGAATAATGTTTTGCACAACTCTAACAAGCCTGTCTCTGTCATTCCAAATGAGTTGACTGTAAGAGTTTGTATTCCACTTGGTTTTGACGGCGGTCTCAAGACCAATTGTGTCCACAGCATTAAAGCGAACTTGAGTCTCTGCTCCATGAGCGACAGTATAATATCTCTCGTAGTATGCGGCCACATAGTTAGAGGACAGAAGATTTGTAATATCTACATACTTGCCGTTCTCAATCACTTCTATTTGATATCGAATATCTGCCTCCAGCATTTCCAGCCTAGAAACATACTTGGCAGATGCCAATTGCTGAAGATATTTGATATACTCGCTATTCCACTTCCCGGCCTGCGCCTCTTTCAGCCACTTATTCACAAGAGCTTGAAATTCTTTCAGTTCAGGAGTTGTGAGACGACGTCTGGCCTCTGCATAGGTAATTTTATTGTTCTTCGCATACTTCGTGAACATAGCATCGATGTCCTTGCGGATTTCCCTGAGGGCAACCGTATAAGCCTCAAGGAGAGAAGCTTCGTAATCAAGTACGGACCTCTCTCCCATCAGCATTTCGTTGATTGCTCTCTCCGCCCAATATTCGGCGTTTCGCATAATCAACTCTCCTTATGAAATTTCCTGATTTCTAGAGGTGCTACCTTTTGCACTGGTAGATTCACCTTTAGGATTGTTACCGTAATCGGCCTCAAGCTCCAACTCGTCTTCTGTCTCCAGTTTAAGGTCTTCCATCTCTTTGTCCGCATCCAGAACCCAAGGATGATTTGCCGCAATAGTCTTTCCGGAGATAAGACCAGAAGAGTTTAGACAGTTCAGAATTGTCTCAGACTCATTGATGATTACATCGGTATTGAACACGATATCATATGCAACCTTATGATAGTCTCTTCCGGTGACTGCAAGAATGTCAGCCATAACAAACTGAAGAAGTCTAAACAGACTCCACTTCATCTCACCGCCCCAGTCCACGCAGTCCATATCCAGGTCAGCGTAGATGAATCGAAGAGCAACACCGCTGGTATCTCTGATATCTTTATCAGCAGTATTGACGCCCTGGCCAAATTCGTAGATGTCCTGACGAAGTCTTTCAAGATGAGTATCAAGGTCTACAATATTCAGAGGAGTTGTCAGCGAACTTGCATCGCCGTCACCCTGGACGAAGATAGTACGATACTGATTCTTATTCTGAACAAACTCCTCTTTACTTGCTCCGTCGTAATTCTTGACAACCGTGATAGAGTTGGGAAAATCGTCAATGCTGTCTGCGATTGCAGAGGTTCGTCTGTCGTAATCGTCAATGAGGCTCTTTACCCGCTTCAAAAGACTCTGTTCATCAGGGTCGTACTTGAAGGGAATAAAAGGAATGTCCGACCAATTCATACCTGTAAGAACTTCCTCTTCTCCTTCCGCTCTATTTTCAGGGCGGATATAGAAGTGAGGCTCGAACAACTCTTTATGACGAGAGTCTTGTCTGAGAGTACCGGCGGCATCATCTTTCATATAATAGTACACGCCACTCCGGGTCCAATACTCTACATAGGTGACCTCTTTTTTGTTGGCTCCGTCATATTCCTTTCGGATATATCTACGAATGACGGACTCAAGGTCAGTGTGGTCACTATCTGCCCACTGAGGGATAATTTCTTTAGGGTCGCATCGTCTAAATTTCAAATAGCCTGACTCATTGTAGTAGACCATCATCCAGCCAATACCCTTGACAATAGAGTCTCTCGCAATATTTTTCATCATCTTGAAAAACGCTACGTCAAAGTAGTTATCGACCTCATTGAAGAAATCCTTTGCCTCCGTGTCATCGGGCTTGACAGCAGTTAGAGTAAAGGGCCGACCTAACATATATCCAATCTTCTGTCTCGTCAACTTCTTCATAAAGTTATGCTGAAGTTTATTATTAGACAGAATCTTAGACTCCTGCAAGACCGCCTCGTTTTCCAGAGTCTTGCCAATGACCATTCTCTTCTTGTCTCTGATATCGGAATCATTCTCATAATATCTCTGAGCAACGTCCATGAATTTCGTGGAGGGCTGTCCATCGAATTCGTTGATAAGAGCAAGAATAAAATCGATTTGTTTCTGGCCTCTATTGTCTCTCGTATCTTTAGATACGACGACACTTTCTACCGTAGCATTTTTGACAATACCATCAGGCTGTCGTACCATGGTGGTGAGTTCCATTTATATCTCAGCCTCCTCAATTATGGTAATGAAACTGCTTGATAGTCTCTTCCAGATTATCAACTCTGATATGAAGAGACTTATAACTGGACTTGAGTTCTGTGAAGCGAACAAGAAGGTCTCTGTAATCTTTCTCAGCCTTTTCCCCTTGAGCATCAATCTTCTGAGAAAGAGCATCGATTGATTTTACTTGGTCTTTAACAGTGTCCTTTATATAAGTGATGTCTGTTCTTAGACCCCCCTCTTCTTGTCCTTCTTGTTTGGAAGCCTGTTTTCTTCCTACATAGAAGGAGGTGACGCTACACAGAGCGACAATCAACGAAAGTACCGCCGCAATAGCGGGCCAGGTAACTCCTTCCATCACACGCACCTCCTCATAGAATGTCGTAGAATACATTATAATAGTACACTCTATGAGTAAAAAAGTAAAGAGTTTTCTGTCAGAAACTGAAATTCTGTGTACCAATCTTTTCTGCAGAATACCGAAAGGCGTCCATGGCATGGTTGTAATCATCAATCGGGTCATTCAAAACCCTCCCATCTTTATCTTTATCCCAGACATAATTGTTGAACTCTACGAGAGTGTTACTACATCGAGGGTGAACATAAATATGGTAATCTTGAAGTTTTTGAATACCTGCTCGGACAGAGTCGGGCCCTTTCTTAGCGGGACGGATTCTCTGAATACCGAACTGTCTTACTTCTTCTATCGATTTAGGTTCTGAACTATCTGCTACGATGAGGCATTTATCATACCCCTTGTTCTTGATTGCATTGGCAATCTGCTGGTTTGTCATTCTGTATCCGTAAATCTCATCATAGATGAAAATCTCTTTCGTTTTTTCATTCACCAGTGAGGCGATGAAAGCGGTAGGGTCGTTAGAGAATCCCCAGTCTAGACCAAATATCTCTTGATATACTGGTCTATCATATCTATCTGTCTGATTACGAAGATACTGAACATCAAAATCCAGTTCTTCCCAGTTGTTGTAGACAAGACCTTCTGCAATACCCCAGTCTCCGAGTCCTTCGATTCTATAACGACGAGCATTTTTTTCTTTCATCTCGTCGAATACGGCGATGTCGTCGGCGTCTAAGAACTCATTGCACATATAGTTGGTGGTAAGGCAGAGTAAATTGTCTCTCTCACCGAGGTCATATGCGTCAAAGAATCGTTTCTTCAGCCAGATATTCTCAGACCAGGGGTTGAAGGTGAAGGTGATTTGTTTGAAATACCCATCAGGTAAAGCGCCTCTGATAGAGAGGTCTAACTTATTGAACTCTTCTTCATCTGTAATCTGAAAAGCCTCTTCAATCCATACCCAGCACAGATGACCAGTTTCTACGGTGATAGACGTGATACTCTGCGGGTCATCAAATCCTCTAAATAGAATCTTCTGGCCAGTGGGGAGGTAGGTGAGCTCTAAAGGGTTCATTGTGGCCTTCCATAAAGGTTTGACGTGTAATTGATTGATTGCCCACTTTAACTGGGCGAAAGTAGAGTCTCTATGAGTATTAAAGTATCTACGAATGACAACTGCATTAGCCAAAGGATACTTCATCATATTATACACAAGCCATAATGCTTCGGTACAACTCTTTTTAGAGCCTCGACCGCCCTTAACTACTCGATATCTCTTTTTACATCTCCAAAACTCTCCGTAACCTTTACCTATGACATCTTTCAGTCGAATCTGTACGTTATTTTCTACGGTCATGATTATCGACCTCCCGACCTGTATCATTGTCTGTATATTCTCTATATATACGAGAAAGACTAATTTGTTTCTCTCGAACTAATTTATCGATTACTTGTCCAATATCTTTGTATTTATGAAACCTTCTCATACTCTCTAAATGGTATAGAGTCTGGGCGCTGACAAGGGTAGAAATGCGTCGAAAGTTCTTTTTAGACATAATTAAATACCTCCTATACCTTTCTATATATAGTATATACTACTTTCTGGGGAAAGTAAAGAGATAATCGATTCGACCTGTTGGGCGCTCTTGGTGTGGTTTCTCTATATAGAGAATATAAAAGACTTGTATCGTATCTAAAATATTTTCGATATTGTCGATTATTCTTATCTAATATTTTAGATAATATCGAGTATATTCGATATGAATAATCGATATTATCGACTATTTTAGATACAATTAAGCGCAATCGACCCGAGAGAACCCGGTATATTCGAGAGAAAAAAAAATTGGGTCTCCGGTTTATGACCTCGAAGACACGATGAGTGGCCATCGATATCCACCACTCGACCAGAGCCGGGCTACCCCCTTACCACACCATCTTGTGTACTTATCACAGCGTCATCACACCATGTTGTACCTATGAGATGCCTTGAGATTTGCGGTATCTCGTGTTTTACCCTCCTTCCTATATACTCTATGGGACATGGTGTTCC